CCTCATAAACCGTCCACTAACCCCCACAGTCTTCTGCTGGGGGTTTTATAGTATGTACTTGACACACTCTACCAATCTCTGTATAATCCCTTTGTGGGGGTTGAAAAACAATGAACTCTATGAAAACCAAACGTCACTTAATCAACGTTGCTCCTAAAAGTTCAAAGGCAAAAAATCGTTTTATAAATCAGATGGATTCTCTACACGCAATGGAAGTGGAACAAGAGACTGAAACTGAACTCTTTGTAGTATCCATTAACAAGAGGTATTGTTTCTGGTTAAATAAAGAGAACGACACACACTGGAATATCATTAAGTGACTTCCCAATACATATACTTAATACTCTTTGCTTTTGCTGCATACCTGATTTGCACAGATCAGAGTGTCGCAAAGGCATTTTTATTTGTCATCAATCTCATCAAATTTCAGTATGAGAAATATAAATGGATTGTAATGTATCATCCCAAAACACCCTGGGCACGGTATAGTATGCATCGTCGTTCAATGAAACTTGCAAAAGAACTTATGAAAGAATTGGAGGAAAACCAAAATGTTTGATGCAGTCTTCGTGTCAGATGTTCACCTTGGAGTGACTCGGTGCAATGTCAAAAAGTTTCATAAGTTTCTCAAAGAAATCAAAACCAAGAAACTGATCTTGGTTGGAGATATTATTGATGTGTATTGTATGGAAAAATATAATACGCATTGGAAAAAGGAACATACTGAATGTGTGCATCAAATTTTAAACCTTGCAAAGAAAGGTGTAGAAGTCATTTATATTCCTGGAAATCACGAAGGAATGTTGAGGAGATACTGTCCTTTTGAGCACAAGAACTTTAAAATGGTTGAAGAATATGTGTATAAAACAAAAGATGGAGATAAGTATCTTTGCACACACGGAGATCAACACTCTGAATTCTCTTCTGGTTCTTGGAAACAACTCTGCTTTAATTGGGGATATGAATTCATTACTCCAATGAGTTTGTTTTTAGAAAAGATTTTTAGGTTTTCTTTGGTTTATGCACTGAAGAATACAATCAAAGGAAAGAATTATATCAATCAATATGAAACTGACTTAGCAAACTATTGTAGGCAGAAAGGAGATTATAAGGGCATTATCTGTGGTCACATACACCATAACAATATGAGAAAGTTTGATAAGATTGAGTATATGTGCTGCGGTGATTTCGTTGACTCAACAACAGCAATTGTAGAAAAGAATGGTTTCTTTCAGACAATCAAATATTAATATGGAAATGATTGAATTTGTATCTAAAGAACTTTATTTTTTTATTGCATTTTTATGTGGTCTTTATCTTGGATATTTGATTGGTAGAAGAGACGCAGAATAAGTTATGTTAAGAAACCCTGACATAATATCTAAATAGTGATAGAATGATGGAGTGAGAAAACCTATGAACGAAAACCAAACTTTGTTATGATGTTCTTTGTGCATTGGGGGTTATTATGCACAACTTAATTTCTTATAATCAACTGGCTGGATGGAAACAAAATTTGGATCATTTAAACCAAACTATAGAGAGGGCAAACGAACAAAATGATATGATTAATGATTATTATAATTGTTTGATTGAATGTGATGACAATCAACAAGTTTGTAAAAGGATTTGCCGATCAATTCTATCTTCATAGTCCAATTTAAAAACCGTCCACTTGCCCTTGACTTTACCAGTCAGGGGTTTTATAGTATCTGTATTGAAACACCACTCCAATGACTTATTCTGCCGAAGTCCGATTGCAATTTGATGCCACATTCACACCAACTTATGGAACATCATCGTGGACTGGTGATGATTATATTCCTGAAGAGCACTACCTGATTACTGCACCTGCTGCAGACTTGAACGCAAAGCAGTATTTCAAACTGTTTGAGAAGTTTATGTTGTGTGTTGGTATGGACCCCAAAAGTATCCGTAGTGGTGCAATGTCTCTGGTGTTTAATGATTGGGTAAGTGAAGAAGACCAACGCAAAGTTTGCAAGGAATATGAACTGACGATGGATGAAGACCTTGAAGATAAGTTTCAGGAATATAAAATCCGTGAGGAAGAGATTGCACGACTGATGAAAGCACCTAAAGGACCTATGGGAACTGTAGAATATACCGAAGAAGAAGTCCAACAAACTAATCTTGAGGAGGGAGTGTGACAGACAGAGCAAAGGAGTTTATGAATGCAGTATGGGAATGTCGCAATAATGGTGCTGATACTGAAGAAAAGTTAGTTTCTGCTGTTCTTTTGACTGCCTCTAATTTTGTAAAAACTTATAATGCCCAGAACGATTTAATTGTTCTGGATAAAGATGATCTATTAAAAATTGCGGAGGAACTGTATGAACTTGATTAAATTTAATAAACGCAAATTTTTGATTAAGTATAATCATCGTGAAGATTTTGGACACGAATACTATGTGCAAATCTTAAACATCAATCGTTGGAGTTTGCTTCAAGTATCTGTAAGTTGGAATGATTATCCATCTTGGCCTTATCTACAAATCAAGTCTGGAAGTGGAAGCACCTTAAGTATTCTCTTCTGGGCTTATAAGTTTGGATTTGATATTGGATTGATTGAAAGAACTTGGAACTTTGATCGTTTGAATGAGTTGGATGAAACCCTTACCTGATAAAAAAAACCTTGATATTATGTGGACTGTTGCCACATCGTCCGCAATTGAAACTGGCACAAGACCCCACATCATCTTTGCCCGACTGCTGTATGATGAGTTGTCGGGCAAAGAGTTCCCCTACAAACTTGCTGATCCAAAATGAGTTTTTCTAAGACTGTTTCTGTGTGTGCGGCACTTGCAAGTATCTTTGCTGCTGGGGCTGCTGGATATAAACTTTCACAAGACAATCAATCAACTACTCCACAACTTGAAGAAAAAGTTCAACAACTTGAAAAACAACTTGAAGAAACACAACAACCACAAGTCGTTCCACAACCTATAGCACTTCCCACTCAAACTCCACAAGTCGCACCACAACCTACACAACTTCCACCTGTTCCCCCTCCTCCTGCTCCTGAAAATGTCACTCATTGAAACTCTCAACTACTTCATCAACGATCAAGAAGGACATCTACAATGTCTTGAATGGGACATTAGGGAGGAAACCAATTATGAGAACAATAACATTGATTGGTATTGTGAGGAGTATGACATTGCTAAACAAAGGGTAGAAGATCTCAAACAAATCAAAACTATGTTGGAGAACAATGAGATTTCGTAAGATTGAATTTCGTTTCAGTAAATACAACAACAAATATGAACTGGTTAGTTGGTATGAGAACACTGATGGTAGTGAAAACTGCTATGTGATTGCTTTCTTTGATAAACACAAAGAAGGTTATGATATGAGAACCATCGGCACTAGGTTCTTTGAAGATAAAGATGCATTCGTAGTAGGAAAATACGCAATTGAGTTTCTCAACGAAACTTTTGAAATTGAAAGACAAGAAGATGAACTTAAATAGGACACTTGAAGAACTGGCACAGGGCATCTCCACAGGTGCCCTTTTTGCCTTATAATACTCTCATACACAAAGAAACTGATGTCACTCACTAAAAAACAACTAATTGATGCTCTCGTCAATCTTGAGGTTCCTGATGACACTATCGTAGTTAAAACATCTGGTATTGGTTTTGAGGATGTTTATGATATAGAAGTTCAAGACATCGTAAGTTCTTCATACAAAGACAACAACACCGAGTTAGCAATTATTCTGAACTGAAATGAACTACCTCTGCCTTGTTGATGGTCTTGTAGAATATGCCAGCACTTCTGAAAGTTCCTTTGCACATTACCAACTGATGTATGCCGAAGAACATCAAGATGCTGATGTCCAGTATCTCACACTAACTGATGAAGAGTATGATGCTATGTTCCCTGTTGAGGATGAAGAATGACTAAAATCCAACTCAAAGCAGTCACAGTAACTTACACCCGAACTCTCACAGTTGCTCCCACAACTGAAATGTTTGAGGACTGGGAGGATTATCCAGACCAGGAAGCATTTGAGAGTTTAGTGCTTGGAGAATTGTTTGATAAAATCCATTATGAGATGGGAGGACCTGCAAATCCTATGCCTTACACTAATGTAGAGCAGTTTGAAACCGTTGAGATTGACTGGGGGAGTGATGATGAGGAGGATGAAGAATAACTGATGTTTATCTTCAAAGGGGTTTATGAAGAACCAATTGAAAAAGCAATCCAAAAAATCATCTCTTATAATGGTTGCATTCCTTCCAAAGACCTCAACGAGCATCAGTATCAAACCTATCTCCAAGTAGCATCACCATACGAACTGGAAAAAGACATTATTTTTGAAACAACGATGCGTAAAATGATTAAAGAAGGTGCCCGATGACGAAACTCTACAATCGTCCTATGAACTTCTTTGAGAAAATCCAAGTTGGCTGGTGGTGGGTAGGAGAAATCTTTGATGAATGGTGTTATACTATGACACACCCAGAAGATAGTGGTGGAGATTTCTTCTGCCATCTTCAAACTGACTATGTTGCTTATGAGGAGGATGTTTATTATGACTGATGAACAAATTTGGCATTCAGTAAGTATCATATCCCTGATTGTAATATTTGTTTTAAAACTGAAATACGAAGACACTTTCTAAACCGTCACAAGACCTCACCACAGACCCTGTGAGTGCCTTATAATACTCTCATACACACAGACACCTCTTATGCTTACTGGAAACGACCTTCTCATCGCAGTCCAAAATTTTCCTTCTATGTCTAATCACATAATTCCCAAAGTAGCATATGTTTCTCTGGAATACACACTTTCCGTAGATGAGTTCTTGGAAATGTGGGAACAATTTCGGCTTCAAGAAACCGAAGGAAATCCAACACAAAAGGACTATGATAACTGGTGCCTTTCTACTGCCAAAGAGTATTTTTATGATATGCGAGGTGAGATTGAAGGTAGTATTCGTTTGAGAGAGGACAACTGAAATGACTAACCAAGCATACCAAATCTGGGAAACATTCAAAGCAAATCTTAAAGATGAACCCACAGAGGATATGAAGAAAGCACTTGGTAATGCTATTCGTGTGATTTCTTCCAATATTCATAGAAGTGGAATTCTTGAAGATGAACCTTGGCTTACTCATATTGCTGATGAACTAAATTGTATTTCTTATGATGTGGAGGCACTCTAAATGACTAAAAATGTATTAGACACCAAAGACCTCATCTACACTCATAGTCCAACAAAAGAGGATGCAAATGAGTTTGGTTTAGTTCAATATTATCGTTGTGATTTTAGAGTGTGGTATTTTGATTATTGGTATAGTAAAGAAGCTAAAAGAGATGGATGGGTTTCCTGTGGAGGATGATGAACGATGACTGAAAGAGCACAACGGATTATGGAAGCATACAAAGCAGAGGATACTTACAACTATCCACAGGACGGAGTTGCTGCTGCTCTCCGTGAAGTTATCAACCAACTCCAACAAAGCCCTGGTGTGATTATGTGTGCTGATGTGTTGGAATTGTGTGAGGAGATTGAAAACCTATGAAAAACTTTAATGAAATTGATTGGGCAGTTTTGTCTGTATTTTTTATTGTAATCGTTGCTGGTGCTATTATCACTTATAGTGAGCAACAACAACGAACACTTTTTCAACAAACATACAATAAGAACTTGGAGTGTCGTCAAACACTCAAAAATAATACAAAAAGTTTTGTTAATGAGATTTGTGGTCCTATTCCTGTGGTTGGGGATTTTGTGAAATGACTAACGAAGAAATCCTTAAACTTGCTAAAACTTGTGGATTTGATGAATTTGTGGGAGAAAAGGATGATGGGACACAATCTAATTACTGGGATTGTTGGGAAGAACAACTCTTGAAGTTTGCCCTAACAATGCACGAAGATGGATACAACGATGGATATGATAGAGGGTATAGTGAGGGATATGAACACGCATCTTATGAACATAGTGGGAGTTAAAAATGACTAACGAAGTAAAATTCACACACATCACACGAGTGATTGATCCAAAGACCCGTATTCATTATCTTGATGCGATTGATGAAGACGGAAGACACTGGATGGCACAGATGACTCATCAAAAAGAAGAATGGCTTACTTACAATAGAAGTTGGCACAAAGATCCACAACAACCTTTTGATACATTATGAGTAAATCAGATCTCTATCTTATTGTTGGTAATCTTTTCCTGGCACAACATTTAAGAAACAAACCACTTACTCTTCTTGCTATATTCGGTTTCTATATGATTATGTATTGTGTTAATTTAGGCACGGAGGTTATTTTAAAATGACTAACCATCCTACTGCTGATTGGGACTTTGATGATACAATTGAAGACGCATTTCAGGAATGGTTTAATGACCTTGATGGTGGTTTTTCCTTACGATCCGAGTGGTTCTATGGTGATGCAGAAGTAGAAGATGTGAAGACCCGTCAGGATTTGATGCACAAGTGGTTGCACTCTGCGTTTGTTGTGGGGTATAATATGGGAAGAATGGAAGGACTTGAAGTAGGACTGACGAATAATGACTGAATTTCAACCAAAACCACAGCATCCCGAAGAAGTTGCCGATGGATTGCGTAATGCTTTTAGACAAGCAATCAAAGATGGTGTGATGGATGCTACTCCTTATCTTAAACAAATGAATTCCAATAAAGAAATTGAACTTCTAAAACAAGAAATCAAAATGCTCAAATCCAAACTTTCCCTTCTGGAAGAACTGGAAAAAACAAAATCACCAGTAGAAGAAGCATACAAAGATTGGTGGGGGCAATATCCTGAATTGGAAACTGATTCCGAGTATGATGAAATGAGGTGGCAAGGTTTCCAAGCAGGTTTTCATTTTGCATACAAAGAGAAGGTAAGAGAAGATGATTATAATGATAAATCTCAACCAAGAATGAACCTTGAAGATACTGTTGAGGGTGAGGTTGTCTCTTATAATGATGAGATTTATTATCGTCTGGAATATCCAACTTCTGTTATTTGGTATAAGAGAAAGGGAGATATTACTGTTGATGTTAGTCGTGTGAAGTTGGTGCAGATTATTGATGGTGAAACTCGTCGTCTTCTTGAAGGACTTTGGTTTAATGAAGTAAAAGGTGGAAAGTATGACTGAAATTGACCCCTCTGTTATTCTCAAAGACGGAGATTGTATCTATTTTCGTGGAGAAAAGTATCAAAAAGTAGAAAAACCAAAACCCACTACTCTTTATGAGATTATTGCTGATTGGTGGGATGAAATCTTTACCAACAACAATCCATCAGGGCAGAACATTGAAACACTTGTAGAACAGATTGAAGAATGGTTACCGAAAGAACAATCAGCAGCAGGAAGTCAAAATGCTTATGTTGAGTGTAGTGTAGAAGGTTTTAATGATTGCCTTACCAAAATAAAAAGGAAACTGCGATGAACAATGACACTTGGAAAAAGTGGAACATCTATACATCAATCCATCTTTTTGAGTATTGTGTGTATAGTTGGAGAAATCATATGTGGAACCATCTTGACGGATTTACAGACGATGATAGAATGAGAGAACTGTTCTGGTATTATTTAAATTATGGGAATTGTAATACATATTATGACTGACAGAACCGACGATTGGAGAACTATCTTTGGAGACCTTACAACCGATGGTGTCTATGAAATGTGCGAAATTAACGCATATAAACTCACATCACACTTGGAGGAACTCTATCTGCAAAATAAAGAACTCAAAGAACAAATTGAGTATCTTGAAAGGGAACTGGAATATCAAAAAGAATATGCTATGGAACAAAATGAACGATATGGGTGAAAAAAATGTCTAATGAACAACTTAAAGAGTTTATTCTATTTTTTGGTCTTATCGGATTATGGTTGTTTCTTGTAACTGCTACCTATTGGATTAATCGTTGGATACATTTATTTTTTTATAAACAACAATGATTGAAGAATACGGTCACATTCCTGATGGGTTTCTACTCAATCCAGAAGAAGTAGAAGAACTCCGCAACAAAAAACACGAATTAACGAATTATGGCAGAGAACAATTAAAAAAACTCAAAGAAAAACAGAATAAAGAAGATACTGATAAATAAAAATGTCTGTTGGAACGGCAATTCTCTACGGACAGATTAGGTGCTTTCGGGCACCTTTTCTATTATAAATAATAATGCCGTTCTAACAAGATTACGATGACTTCACAAAGTCCAAGAATATACTTGTATAAAATTACTTTTGAAGAAGTTCCATATTACTATTATGGAGTTCATAAGGAAAAATATTTTAATGATGATTATTGGGGTTCTCCAAAAACAAACAAATGGTGTTGGGAACTTTATACTCCAAAGAAGCAAATATTAGAGATGTTTGATTATACCGATGAAGGTTGGTTGGAAGCAAATAAAGTTGAAGAAAGATTAATCAAACCATTTTTTAATACCGATAAATGGTGTTTGAATGAAAATTGTGGTGGTATGGTTTCTCTTGATGTAAAAAGAGAAGTTGGTAAGATGAATTATGAATTAAGAAGAGGTTTCTTCAAATATTCAAAAGAAGAGAGAATTCAATTTTCAAAAAATGCTGGAAAAATTGGAGGTAAAAAAGGAGGTCAAAGAACAAAAGAACTTGGTGTTGGATTTTTTTCTATGCCCGAAGAAGAAAAGAAAAAAGCAAGCAGTAAAGGAGGTAAAACAGGAATAGGTGGTAAAAAAGCAAAAGAACTTGGAGTTGGTATATTTGCGTTAAGTAAAGAACAAAGAAGTGAGAATGCTAAAATTACAAATTCTCAAAAGTGGATGTGTTTAGAAACTGGATTTATTACTCATCCTGGAACTTTAACAGGATATCAAAGAGCACGAGGTATAGACACTTCTCAAAGAGTTAGAATATCATAAGGACACCTAACAAACTGGAACACGGGCACTTCACAGGTGCCCTTTTTTGTTGTATAATAGAAGAAATCAAAGGAACATTATGGACTGCGAACCTTATCCTGATGCGATGTTTGAGGAAGCAGAACGTCGTGAGAAGAGTAATCGTATTCTGCAACGATATAATGACTTTCACAATTTTGAAACTTCTGGACTTCCTCACGGCACACCAATCACACCAGAGCATCAACAGATTATTGCAATGGAAAGTATGATTGATGCTATTCGTTGTGAATATCTCAATCGGGAGTATAATAATATTGCGATTGAGGATATTGAGGGATTGATTGAAGGTCTTCGTAACCAAGCAGATGAGTTTCTTGAACGAGTGAGGAAGAATAATGACTGAACAACCAAAACTTCACGAAATGAGTGTGGAAGAAGTCAAAGAGTATCTAAAAACTCAACAAAAACCACAAAGTTCTTATCAACCAGAACCAGAAAAGAAACCAGACGAACCACCTCAATACTTTTACGACATTTCTACAAATCTCTTTATTGGATAATGACTATGAGTGAAAGACCTGAACGAGCAAAGTGGAGTGAAACTCGCAATCACGAACTCACACTTGAAGAACTATTTCAACTGATTGGTGATGTTGAGTGGAACTTGAAGGATTATATTTGGGAACTTAAACAAGAAGTTGAAGAACTTAAAAGTCAAGTTAATGACCTTCAAAAAATAGTAACAGCACACGAATATGTGAGAAACATTGGATTATGACTGAACCATTCTACAAGTATTATGTGATTGATTATTATGGGACTGGTGAAGGTAGAACTATCTTCCTACAAATCTCCCGCAATAACTCTCCATCATATCCAGAAGATTATTTCCAGAAAAGATGGGAGAAGTTTGTAGATATTGATTTTTATCTACAAGGAACAGAAGAACTTGAAGAACGGGAATTTCTTGACAAATACACACGATTTCTTCCTGATGTGATTGCTTATATGTTGAGAGAGAAATCTTTTGGTATTTGGCAAACTCATTTACACTTCAATTATAGTTGAGACACCTGATGATTGAATTTATTGTGATAATCCTACTTCCATATATTATTATTTCTATGGGATTTGGTGTTCTTGAATATTTTATGGATAGGAAAAGAAAAAACAGACAAAGAAGGGATGGTTTGTATTGAGAATAGAAAACACTTGAAGAACTTGTACAGAGGCACTTCACAGATGCCCCTTGATGCCCTATAATACTCTCATACACACAGAGGAACTTTCTAATGACTGAACACCAGATACAAGCAATCCTTGATACTTACTGGAAACCAAAGTTTCGTGGTAATGAAACTCTTGCTGCCACTCTTCGTGAAGTGGTAAATCAATTGAAATATATTGGTATTACCGAAAAAAACATTCTTGATATTGCTGACGAACTGGAGGCAGAATGACACTTAAACTGGCACAGGGGGTCTCCACAAGACCCCTTTTTGCCTTATAATACTCTCATACACACAGACACCTGATGACTTCTCAAATTGACCTCTCAAAGTTTGTTGATAAGAAAGTTAGTGTGAATTTTAGACAGAATAAGAGAAATCCACACGAAGGTTATATTAAGTTTATTACTCATTTTGGAGATACATATGCGTATGAGTTTCTTGAATTTTATTTCACTAAACAGGGGGAATTAGTTAAAGGAGAGGAACGTCTTGGAGACATTATTCAAATTGAAGAGATTGATTGAGAAGAAAAGATGACTAATTTTGGTTTTCCACAAGAACCTGATTTTCCTCAGGAAAATAAAGATAAACTAATAACCTATCAAGAGTTTTTAAATTTGCCTCATACTGAGGTTAAAGATATGGAAACTATTCTTACTTTGAAAGGTAAATATCATATGACTATTACTTATGATGAATACTTACTAACATTACATTTTGAAAGATTGTATAGGGAACGACTTGACGCACTATTTTTAAAAGATGAACAATAAAGCACAAACAATCTGGAAAGCATTTTGTGGGGAACTGATTGTAGAACCCACAGATGATATGAGAGAAGCACTTGCGACTGCTGTTCGTGAGATTGTGAATGAGTTTCAATACTATCACTTTGGTGATGGTGAAGATATGGTAGTTGATGCTAGAATGCTTTATGAACTTGCGGAGGAACTTGAAAAATGATTAACTTACTTAACAAAATACTTAACCGATTTGGATTTCAATTAGTTTCAACAGAACCAGTTAAACCAGATACAAGGTTGGTAGATGCAACTTTGAAGTTTATGAATGAAAACCCAAAATACTTTGAGGGTTGTGATCTTCAATCTAATTGTGTGGGGGAAATTAACTATGTCCAAGAATTTGTTAAAGGTGAGTTTCCACAAAGGTCTGGAAAGACTTATTTCAAATCTCAAATTTGCACGGAACAGAAACCATTTTTCAATTATGATGGTGAAAAATTGAGTGAATATCAACTTAAAAAGAAATTGAAAAATGACTAAACTCTGTAAAGATTGTAAGTATTATCGTATGAATTGGGTAGAAAACATTCTTAGAAAAAATGATAACTGGGATTTGTGTTTTCGTCCTAATGATTTGAACCTTGTGTCCCAAATGACTAATGGTTATCGTTGTGCTTATGAGAGGGAGTATGAGTTTCTTTGTGGCCCTGATGGTAAGTATTGGGAGGCAAAATAATGGACGATAAAACACTATTCAACCCAGACGAGTTTCTACTTGACAACATCAAATCCTATCATTATGAGGTGATGGATGAAGGTGAGCACGTTTGGATGGCATTCTATTTTGAGGATGGTCGCATAGGACACTTGAATATTTTCAATAATGCTGGTAAAATCAATACCAGATATGAGGAATGGGATGAGACTGTATGATTAACACTCTTATCAATCTCCGTCAAAGATACAAAAACTACACTCGCAAACAGTATAACAAACATTTTTTTGAATACGATTTCAAACCTCATTTTAAATTTAATATTTTTGATACTGATAATGAATGGGTGTATGATAATGACAAATGGAGAAACTTTATTTGGGGTTGGCAGGGTGTAGGAAATGCCTGGGAAGCATACACCTATTGGATGAGAGATAAAAAGTATTCTTATAAACTTCCTCACGCAATGTGGGCAGAACTAAATGATGGTTGGATGCAAATGTATGTTTATTCTTGGACAAAGAAATGAACTTCCATAAACTTATTATAGGCAATAGGTTTCTTAGTTATACACCATTTTGGTGGTGGTATCGTTTGATGTCTCACGAAGGATTTCGTTTTGATGATTATCACATCTGGGGAGAGTTTTGGCATTCTCTAAATGGTGGATGGTTGGATATGAACTATCAATGGGAGTTTGAGAAGTTCTGGGGTAAAGGTGCAAAACCAGAACGCATTGTGTTACCTGCAAAGGACTTTGATGCTCTTGTAGAACGATTGAATGAACCACCACAATACAACGAAAATCTTGCTAAACTACTTCAACGCAAAGCTCCGTGGGATGATTGATTATGAAACTACGATACCTAAAAACTGAAACAAAAATCAAAGGAGTTGAAACTTGCGAAGATATGCCGAAGTTTCTACACTGGTTGAGAGTGATTCCACCTTTTAGAGACAAGGAGATTACTTATACTCGTATGTTATATAAACTTCAATCCCTTGAAAATGGTAAATGGATTGATGTTCCCACAGTTGAGGTAAAAGAATGATGAAAATGACTCCCGAAGATAAGTATGCTCTCAAAGAGTTGCTCCGTGGTGTTGGTGTATTTGTTGGTGCCTCTGTCGTCTTCATTGTTATTTTAATTGCACTTTCTTACTTTGGTTCGGGTGGTAAACCATTGGAACCATCATTTGAAGTGGTTGATAAGTATGATAATCGTTGTAATGTAATACGATATGCTCCTGATAATTCTGCACGATATGTTTATTTCTTGGATTGTTCATCTAAATACTAATGCCTTAACTGACCGCAATCTGTAAGGTGGGAGGAGAGAAATCTCCTCCTTTGTAATATAAATACTAATGCGGTTAGTTTAAGAGTAGAACTATGGTAAATCCATATAGATTTTATACTTATGCGTATTTGCGTGAGGATGGAACTCCCTATTACATAGGCAAAGGTAAAGAAAATAGAGCATATAAGAAAGTTAAGGGTGAAGTTGGAAAACCAACTGATAAATCAAGGATAATTTTTCTTAAACAAAATCTAACGGAAGAAGACGCATTCAAGCACGAAATCTATATGATTGATGTGCTTGGAAGAATTGATTTGGGAACTGGTATTCTTCGCAATAAAACTGATGGTGGTGAAGGTTCTACTGGATTGAGAATGACTGATGAAACTAAACAAAAGATGAGTAAAATTCATAAAGGTAAAACTCTTTCTGAAAAACATAAACAAATACTTGAAAAACATAGAGTTAAAAAACATTCCAAACAAACTATAGAAAAACTAAAAAAATCAAAAATAGGAAATAAGTGGAATATTGGAAGAAAACTTTCAGAAGAGCATAAAGAAAAAATAAGAAAATGGAACTTGAATAAAATTGTTAGTGAAGAAACTAAAATAAAAATAAGTCAGTCAAAAAAAGGAAAACCTCAAAGTGAAAAACAAAAAGAAGCAATTAAAATATTATCTCAAAAAGTAAGAGGAACAAAATGGTGGAATGATGGGCAAATTAATAAAAGAAGTGTAGAATGTCCCGGTGATGGTTGGGAGATGGGTAGAGTTAGAGTAACATAAGGACCCTTGACAAACTGGAACAGGGGGCCCTTGAAATTAGGTGCTTTTTGTCGTATAATACCCTCATATAAAAGAACCCCAAATGACACTTCCACCAGTTTTTGTTGAAATCATTGTTCTTATAGTATTAGAGGTTTGGTTATGGGTTCTTCTTACAACAATCAACAAATGAAAATCTTTAAGCAAACATCAGATGAACCTTATCTTCTTCACGATTATAAGGTAGTTTATAATGACGGCACTTATCAAGTATTTGACAACTATGAAGATGCAAAATCTTTATGGTGGAACCGTAATGGAAACTTTCTAAGTCACATTGAAGTCCTAGATAGAAAACAAGAGGCAAAGGGGTTCAAATGAGTATTACACAAGGACTTGTTGAAACTGAAAACGAAGACCCTGGATTTGAGATACTACATCTTTCATTTCGTAAAAGAAGGTCAGAGAATATGTATGGTGGCCCTGTGGATTACTACATCGGCAACATCGTGTTTCGTTTGACTGACGAAGATGCAAAGGGTCGTATGGAATATATTCTGGCAAAGAATGAGAAAGTTCGTGTCGCACCTGATGAAGAGTTACACGATAAGTATTATGATGGACTTCACTTTAAGTTTGATACAGAAGAAAGAGAAGAAGATGCAGTTGAAGACAAAGATGGACAAAAGTTTTATCCATTAGAAATCATCAACAAGGAAGGTATCAAAGATGAAGATGTATTCATCTGGGGATATCGTCGTAATATGAACCCATTACACGACTTCATTGAATACAATGAGAAGTTTGATTGTTACAGAATGCACGAATACTTTCAAGACACTCCAGTGGTTCGTGGTATTATTCAGTATCTTCAAGATATGAAAGACGGGAAACCAAATCCAAGTCGCACTGTTTATCACGAACAATTCTTAAATACACTTACAAATCTCTGCTGGTGGTGGGACTGATGACTGAAATCCATTTGTTTATTCAACAAGGTTGCCGTCCTTGTCTTTATGCAGAAACTCAACTTAAAAAGGTAGAAGGTTGGGAAAAAGTTGTGACTCTTACCAATGCAAAGGTTCATAATCAATGGACTCAGTTTGCAATGGATTGTGGTGTTGTTGCAACTCCTACGTTGATTGCCTTGATTGATGGTGTGGTTGTTGCTAAAATAGAAGGGTCAAATCAAATGACTACTGATTTTTGGAAGGCAACAATAGCAAAACACGGAGGAAAGTAATCGTGGGTATGTTTGACTATGTTCGTTCTTCATATAATCTTGGAGAACACTTCACTGATACTGAACTTCAAACAAAAGACATTGAAGATGGTATTGGTGGAACAATGTCACATTATTGGTTATCACCTGATGGACATTTGTATACCATTGATTACTCACATACTGCTGATTTTGTACAACTCAAAGAAGGTGATGAGGGATATGATGACAAAAGAACCCTCCTCAATTTTCGGTGGATTCCTAATGGCAATCACGGTAAAGTTCGTCCCTGGTATTTGACGAAATATATTCAGGTTTATCCAGCAACTTGGGAAGGACAGTGGGAAGATTGGCCCACCTTGCGTCTTCATTTTTCTTATGGTAAACTAATGGGGTATGAGGACATCACTGGACAACGATGAAGGAGTTTGACTACTCTCTTGATTACAAAACCCTTGATTTCACCAATCTAAATACGAAAAAACTTTATCGTATCGGTCGTGGGGAGCAAGGTGTGCTCCTCGTTAGACCTTACACTGACGACATTTGCCGCCACTGGAGGTTCAAAGATGTGGATACTGCTCGTAAATCTTCTCATAAGATATACGAAATGTATTGTGATTACAAACGACAGAAAGATTTCATTGGAATGGATATGGCACGGAAGTTCCTTGAAATGGGATTCACTAGGTCCAGAAGGTATGCGAATCATAAGAGTGGACAAAAATACGATTCGTCTGGTTCCGTATTACCTCAAGAAAAAGACGCACTTACATCGGTTAAAGCAATGGCTGCGATGGTATTTAAGAACATACGGGACAGGGTTGCCAATGATTCTGAATATGTTAGAATGAGAAAAGAATGGAGATCCCAGGAATGATTGAACCTCAACTGTTTCCCTATCCTTCAATGCCCGTTCGGTTAGAAGTCACTGAAGAGAACAGAGTGTGTTGGTTTCGTGATGATTATGACTTGCAAAAACACCTCACCAGATATAAACTAGATAAGAAGAAAATCAAAATCTTTTATCGTGATGGAGAACCCATTCAGCAACGTAAAACAAACAAGAGAAGTGTGGAGTCAAAGTCTAAAACAAAAAATAACTGAAGTGCAAGTTCAATTTAACAAGGAAAATCCTGCTTGGATTCCATTAGAAACTTTGCTAGAAATGCAAAAGTTAAATAGAAAAGGTAATCCGTAAATCCTATGGAAAACTTCAAATCAGGGGACAAAGTAAGATATACTGGAAGCATTGAAGAACAGGTAAGATGGGGCAATAATGACAATCCAGTTGGTGTTCTCTTTGAAGGAGACACCTACTATGTGGAAAGAGTAGAAATTCACACTTGGCACACAAAACTGCATCTTCGTGGTGTTTATGGTAAGTTCAATAGTGTTTGTTTTGAGAAAGTATGAGTGATACTGACCCCACAGCACCTTGGTATGAGTTTATATCTTACTTGAGATGTTGTGAAAGTCTCAATGTAATCCCATCAGTTTCAAGATTTATGGCATATAACAATTATTATAAAAATTATGGAAAATAATCAAAATCTTCTTGACCTAATTGAAAAACTAGAAGAACGAATTAAAAATCTGGAAGAAGAAAATATAGAAACAAGCAACTGCTTATATGAACTCTCAAATCATATTGATGCAGTTGATGCTCGTATTGATATTTTAGCAGCAGAACCCTACACTATAAATCAATTTAATCTTGGTAATAAATGACAACATCAAAACAAGTGAAAGAGGAGTTTTTGTATCCAACTCCTCCAATGAACCCAGATGCTGATATGAGTTTTCTGGATATTGCTACAATCAACAATCTGAATAACTTTTCACATCACGTCTCTTACTTGACAAATATGGCAATCGGTGGTAAGATGACTGCTGAAGATGCCTATCAAGAGATTAAAAAACTCTATAAGGCAATGAAGCAATCTCACAAATCACTCAAAGGTTCTTGGTTTTAATTATGACTGACTTTGATTACAAAAAGTATTCACTTGAAAATCTTGAAAATTGGATGCACGATGCCATTTCATCGGCAGAAGCAACACCACAAGAAATCTATGATGTCATTAAAGGTGTTGTAGAGGAGCAGTATAATTATTTCAAGCATAACACTCAATATTGCTGTGAACTTCTTGCACTGCTGAATGGTAATGGTAAAGGACATATTGAGGCATATGATAATTATGTCAAAGAAGTCCTGAGTGAAAGAGAGTATTATGAAGGAAAAGATGATGGTATGCGTCCTTGGGGACACAGTGATTTAGAATATCAAATTGCAAACGAATCTTTATCCTGTGATAAAAATGATGCCTCACCTGAATGTCAAGGTGCTTGGAATGATTTTTGGGAATCAAAAGAAGATAAAGTAGTGAAGTGGCAACTTCCTGTTCAACAAATAATTGAAGAGGGCGTTGATAATTATTTTGTTCAGTTTCCTGAGGATCTTCTTGAGGCAGCAAATCTAAAAGAAGGTGATAAAGTTGAGTGGGTTGATAGAGGTGACGGTTCTTATCTTTTGAGGAAAGTTTAATGGCACTATCAAAACAAACACTGGATCATCTTTTAGAAGCAGAATCACACCTTCGTGCTGCAATTAAAAGTGCTGCAACAAATGAAAAACCACTGGTAGTTCAACAACTTTCCAAACTTCTACTTGATTTAGAACAATGCAAGAAAATTGAAGAACTGATGGATATGTTGGAGAGCAGAAAACCAGACAGTCGTGGTAGTTTTGGTTCATTCTTTAATGATTAAGTTTTGTAACAACACTCTAAAGACAATCTTAAGCAACCTCCAAACTTGATTAAATAGTGTTAGGATTTCAAGATATTTCTGGGAGCAAAAAAACTATGTCATTTTCATCCAAACACGCAGAAAAACTTACAGATACAGAATGGAATGAAATGACTGCACTTAAAGATGCGATTGATTATAACATTTCACAAGTTGCACCACAGAAGATGGAAGCATTTACTGAGTATCTTGTACGGAGTTTGAAAGAAAAGGGCGGTTGAATTACTGGCACACGAGGACTTTACAAGTCCTCTTTTTTGTTTATGATGACTTTAGAATTAAACTCCAAATGAAACTCAAAGCATTTCTGCTTGCTGGTTTGATTGCATCACCCACACCAGTATTTGCTCAACAAACTAATACCTATCAAGTTTGTCGGCAATATCAGGAAAATTATGTTCCTGGGTATTATAATAATTACGGAAACTATATTCAGGGTGGAGTGCAAACAACTGAACTGACTGTAAATTGCCAAACTGGAGAGGTTTATTCATCTAAAGTTTATAGTGGAAATGGTGGTGGATATGTTACTCAACCACCAGTAAATTATTATCGTCGTAGGAATTGCAATCCTACTGCAGGAGCACTTTTGGGTGCTGGTATTGCTGGTGCAATTTCTGGTGGAAATAGTAGAACGTCCAGTGGAAGTTGGAATTCAAGTTATGGACGAAACTACTCCAATAGTAGTTGGAGTAATACTTACAGCAATAACTATTCTTGGCAAGCACTTGGAGCAGGTATTGGTGCATTGTTGTTTGGATGCTAAGTGACTTCTAAATACTTGAAAAAGGGTTATGGCAGCAGTAGCAGATCCAAAAGAAAATCTTGCGTGTTTGGCATTTGCATATTTTCTAAAAAATCCTGATTATAAAACTAATTCGGAGCAACACAAAGAAGAGTGGATAAACATCTTTAAAGATTTTAAGATAACACAATTATCTCAAGAATATAAATCTCATTTAGAACCAAACTTTAATTTTTCTGTTCTTAAATCTAAGTATAGTTTTGAGAAAGGAAAAGGTGATGTGCATTTAGAAGCAATTTATAATCAAATGGTGAGTCTTTTTAACTCTAGTTTTCTACAAACGGGAAAAGATTATAGAATATACGGACAAGATAGTGTATTTGTAGACACTATCAAAAATAAGTGCCTTACTAGACTTTCAAAAGTATTTGCGGATGCATTATCTGCTGGAGCAAGTGTAACGAATTTAACTCCTGCTGATTTTTATATTGTCAATCATAGTAAAGTTAATGAAATCAAAAAAGATTTTAATGATACTATTATAAAACCTAAAAAAGATGAAACTATTCTCCTCAATTATTTCAAATTTAAAGATAAAACTTATGCTGGTTTAATTAAGAAGTATCTAAAGACAGGTGATTTGATTCCAATCTCACATAAAATGCCAAAAGGAAGAGATTCTACAACTTCAGTAAAACTTGCGGGTGATATTTCAAAAATCGGCAAAGTTCCTAAAAGTAATCTTGATCCATATTCACAATTAGTAATTGTTTTAGGTGGAAAATCTCCAATTGAAGTTGAGAAAATAATTGAAGATGTAATTGATATTAAGTATGATAAATGGGATGTAAGAGATGCTGGATCTGCATCAACGTGGAAACTATTTTTTGACTTTAACTATAAAAAAATAGATCCTGAGTTTGATAATACTATTTTTGGACTTGAACCTCTTCCAGCAATGGGATCTGGTAGTTTTAATGGAAAGTTTTATATTGATGCTTCAAAATCTGCGTCTACTCCGTGGGTTGCTGGAATGGCACCTAAGTCATTAGAACCATTTCTTAGAAAATACTCTGGATATAATCAGATTATGAGATTGCTTAGTATAAAACTTCTAAGAGTGTTTGATGATATTATTTTAAGTGAACTGAATAGAACAAATAGAACAACCGCAAGAAACAACTTTACTGAAATTAAAAAACTTTCATCATATAAAAAATGCAGTCAACTGTTGAGTAGTAGAGGTTTTCATACATTTAAAGAATTAGAAAAAGTTATGAAACCATTTTTTGAAGAAATGCAATACGCAAGTGGATTTGAATTGTATCAAAAAAATGTCATCAGAATGATTAAAAATGAAGGTGGATTTAGAACAAATGTTGATGCAATTCCAAATAACAGAGTTTATGAGCATTATACCTCACTTTTGTTATCTTATTTCTTCTTTGTTGGTGGAAGAACTTTTAGGACATTTTTAAAAAAAGCAATCTTCTTTACAATCTTTGGAGCAATCACAAAGAGAGGATTTGTGAAGGTTGGAGGTTCTGGAACCTCAAATCTTTTAAGTAAAAAGGTAAGTTTCGGTAAAATGTATGAAGATGTTGAGGTATCTTTAACAGCAGCACCACACTTAATTATGCTGTGACACTTTATCAACTGGCACACTCACTTGCCACAGCAGCAGATTTTTGATATGATTACTTCATTGATTCTTACCTTATGGTTTCTGTTTCACTTCGTCCACATCAGATTGAGTGCTGTGATGCTCAGAAAGAACACAAGAAAGGTATCATTTGTGCAACCACAGGTGCAGGTAAGACTCTTGTAGGAATTGCAAATACAATCTCTCAGTTTGAATCAGAAACTCCTCAGACTGTTGTAGTTGTTGCTCCGCGAATTTTGCTTGCGAATCAACTCTCTTCTGAGTATCTGGAGCACATCACAAATGCTTCTGTGTATCATTGTCACTCGGGAGAGACACATCATACATCCTCAACAAACTCCGATATTTTGTTCAAATGGTGGTTTCATACCAAAACTCATAAACTCATCTTCACTACCTATCACTCTCTGCATAAGGTGATGGAGTCGGGCATCAAAGTTCATACAATTCACTTTGATGAAGCACACAATTCGGTGCAGAAGAACTTTTATCCTGCGGTAGAATACTTCAGTGAACAGTCAGAACGTTGTTACTTCTACACTGCAACTCCAAAGTATTCTTCCACACCCAAGAAACCTGGAATGAACAATGTTCAGGTTTATGGTAACATCATTGCAAATGTTCCTGCACCAAGAATGGTTCGGGAAGGTTATATCATTCCACCAAAGATTATTGCCAAGCAAGTTTCATTGGACAGCACCAATGTGTTTGAACGTGACTGTAATCATCTACTGGAAAGTATTGATGAGGCAGCAGTTTCTAAGGTTCTTGTATGTGCCAAAGCAACCAAACAAATCACTGCTTTGATGTCACAAACTCCTTTCTGTATTCAACTTGAGCAACGTGGATACTCTTGGATGGTGATTACATCTAAGACTGGTGCGATTATTGATGGTAAGAAAGTCAATCGTGAAGAGTTCTTTGATACTCTGCACGAATGGAGTAAGGATGACTCTAAGAAGTTTGTTTTGCTTCATCATTCTATTCTGTCTGAAGGTATCAATGTTTCAGGTTTGGAAGCAGTCATCTTTATGCGTTCAATGGATGCAATCGGTATCTGCCAAACGATTGGAAGAGTGGTAAGATTACATCACAAAGATGCTGCAGGACTTCGCAATGGGACAATCACACCAGGCAATCTATCAGAATATCACAAATCTTATGGACTTGTGGTGATTCCCACTTTTAATTCGGTTGGTATCAGCACTGCCAAGAAGATTCAGAACGTTGTTGATACTGTATTTCAACACGGAGAACCAGCAATTTCTACTATTAAACGATGAAAGAAGGATTTATTAAAGGTGATTATGCTGCGGTTCCTTTTGGGAAGAAACTGATGATTATTCACAATGGACGGCAACTTGATGTTGTAAACACTTCATTGCAGGCACAAAAGTATATCAAACAGCACTGTGCCAGTCAATCAAGTGGCACATTACCTATTGATTGACCTCTCATCTTGTGTATATTGCATATGTCCACTACTGACACTATGACTCATCTAATTGATCACCTTGAAACTGGTGTGAACTGGAACAAAGTTTTTGGAGTTGTAGATTCTCTCTACTCCGACAAAGGTTTCTCCTCCAATGCAGATAACTTTGCCCGTGCCACTGCTGTTGAAAAGGGACTTGCAAAGTTTTCTGATCTCGTCAGGGTTGACAAAACTGGTTATGATTTCATCTGGGAAGATGAAACTGGAAACTTCATCCGAATTGAGATGAAGATGGGAAAGGATCTTTTCTACAAACGTAAAGATGTTCACGCAACTAAAAAGTTCAAGGTCAAGTCTTTTCTGTCTGAAACAAAAACTGTAGAGGATTTCAAAAAAGACTCTACCTATGATTATCTTCTGGTTCTTGATTTGACAGCACGTCGGGTTGTTGTTCTGGAAGATGAAGTTGCACGTTCACTCTATCAAGAGGGTGCAGATGGTGCAATGATTGAACTTAATTTGGGAGACTATTATCAGTGTGACATTGGAGAAGTTAATCCTATTCTTCCTCCGACTTCACTTTCTCAAAAGATTGATGAAGCAATAGAGGATTATTTGGACTTCTGATGTGACACTTGCAGAACTGGCACAGAGCATCTTGAAACTGCCCTGTGCCGTTCTATCATAAGTTTATGAGGCACAGAGGTTGCCTCTCAACACAAACCACACTTCAACTATTTTATGGGCACCCGTTCACGAATTGGACTTGAACTCTCTGATGGTTCTATTCTTTCAGCATATCATCACTGGGATGGTTATCCTGAATGGTTGGGTCGTATTCTGACTACTCACTACAACAACAAAGAACTTGCTGCTGAACTGATTGATGGTGGTGATATGTCTTCCTGTTGGACTGATGAACGATGGAATGATAATGGATCTGCTAAAAATGCAGAATATGGTCCTCAATACTACTCTCAACGTGGTGAAGATTGCCCTCCCCGTCTTGATGCAGACCTCTGTGAGTTTCTTCTTCCCGATAACAGTGAAGAATACGCATATGTCTTCCGTAGTGGTAAGTGGGTGTGCTATAATATGCACCAGTTTGATAATTCCAAACTTCCCGAAGTTGTTTCTATTCCTGAAGGAGCAGTTGCAGTATGATCACTACAATTATGGCAGGATTTGCCTTTGGTTATTGCATCGCAGACATTATTCTCACTCGTCGTGCAAATAAACGTTTGAGTGAAGATCTTAAAAAAATTATTGATTCTGAAAAATGAAAACTTCTACTGCTCTTGGTGCTGTATTTGGTGTAATTGTCCTTGCAACTGCTGGACTTCTTTTTGAAGCGTGGTTGCTTGGATTGATTCTGTCTTGGTTTGGTGTATCTTTGTCCTTCTGGCAGAACTTTGCTATTATCTTTCTTGCTAATATGATTTTCAAATCTAACGTATCTTCCAAATGAACAAATGATTGAACTCCTTGCAAGTTCTTTGATTGCTACAAGTAACCGTTCTGAAGAGATTAACAAGTTCTGTGCCTATGTTGTTGGTATTCCCTATGCTTCTGACAACTTCACAGATAAAGAATGGGAACGTTTTGTTTACTGCAGAGAGCATCTAAAATGAAAACCAAATACATTGCTGCTGGATTGATTGGGTTCTCTGCAATTATTGCCTGGAACATCTTCTGTATTCAACGTGATGATGCTATGTTCAAAGCACATTATCGTCAACAAGCAATTCAAAATCTTACACATCAAAAATGATAGAGTTTCTCATCATTTCAGCAGCATTTGCTTGGTTCTTCTTTGTTCTATTTTCCAAACACTTTGATTACCTGAATAAAAAATGATTCCCGATAGCATCAAAAAACTGATTCAACAAGCAGAACAAAGCAAAGAGGCAGAAGAGTTCTGGCAAGAAGTCAATGAACTTGCTGAGAAATATGAAGTCACTTGCGACTACATCTTGGCAGAGTTCTATTGACAATCGTATCATTTCACATTAAACTTAAGGAGTAACTTACAAAAACAAATGGCACAAAAGTTTCTTTATCTGGTTGATCATTTTTGCCCCTTTCCTAGAAGTGAATATGGTGGACTTTGGGCAGTGATTGCAGAGGATGATGATGAATGTTTTGATTTGATTAAAGAATATGATGATGGTTTCAACGAACAGTTTTATGTAAATCTTCGTGACAAAGTAGTCAATGCAAGAACTTATCCTCTTGCTGAAGATGTAGAATCCAGTGTAGTTGAGGCATTTACGACGTGACACAAAACGTAGATCATGCCAACAATATGATTGATGATCTTAAAACTCAATATCAAGATAGAATCTCGCAATTACAACAAAAAATTATAGAACAGCAATACGAAATACTACAACTACAAGAACAGATTAAACTGCTCTCATATGTCAAAGATTACGATTGCTGATGAAACTCTCAGTTGATTTGATTCCACAATTTACTCACAAAGCACCCAAAGATTATGTCTATGAAGTTGAAGAGTTCAAACGTGGTATCTTTTCTATTTGGTTGTATTGCCACCGCAAGTTTGATTACAATCTGGGCAAATCTACCAGAACCATCTGGGGATTCTACAATCACAAGGAGTGTAAGTTCTATAGTCCTGTAAATAGTAAGACAATGGGTAAAGTTGTAAACTTTAAGAATACCACAAAATACACAGCAATTCCTCTTAAAGAATCACCACTGGACAAGTTCTTTGTATGAAACCATCCTTTGCCGAAGGCATCATCGTTCAATACAGAGATTGGGTTGGTGAGATTCGTTTTGTCTGTGACGAATATCTATCAATTTGTGTTCGGGTAGGCAACAATCGGGTGAATGATGTTTGTGTCTTGGTGCATAGGAATGATTGGAATCAAGTCAAACTACTTAAAGAATCAGATAAATGAAACACAAAAGTCTCTGGAGATTGATTGCAAAATCTCTGGGAGAAAAAGCAGGTAAAAACAATCAGGAGGCAGATAAGATTGCTCTTATTCGTCTTTTGATGTTTTTGTCTATTTTAATTACCAACTGTTTTATTGTTTATGGAGTATTAAGAACTCATCATTTCCCAACTGATACACATAAGCAAACTCAATGTAAAATAAATACCTAAAAGTATTTGTAAAGATGAAGACTTTTCAGCAATTTAATGAAGACATTGAATCCCGCAGACAAGAGTTGCGTCAGAGACAACTTGATTTAATGGCAAAGCAAAAACAAAAAGTTGCTGACTACCAATCTGCACAAAGAGAAAACCAAGCAGCAGCACAAGAAAGAGAAGCATTAAAAAAAGAAATAAAGAGAGAACTACAAGCAGAGCAACATCCTAAAATGCAACCAAATGAGTATAACAAACAGGTTGCCAGAGCATCTGCCCGTTGGAAAGGTATGCAAATCCGTCAAGCACACGGAGAAATGGAACACGAAGCAGGTGCAGAAGTAACAGCAAAAAGAGCAAGATTAAAAGCAATTATGTCTCGTTGAGTGGACACCTGAATAACTGGCACACAACACCACAAAAACACCACAATCTTCTGTATATTACTTTTGTTCATTTGAGGAACCTCTATGGATTGGTTTGATGACATTCAAGTTGAAGAACTGAATGACTTTGACTTCAAAGAATCTTATCAAGACGAACTCTTTGAAGAAAATACAAATGATGACAAAACTTTCAACACTTTTCTCAATTCCAAATACGATTTTTGATTATGTCTCCTGAAACTCTTAATTTTAATGGTGATGCTGTCACTTTTCTGGGATTGATTGGTGTTGCATCAACTTTCCTGATTATTGTTACTGCATTTCGTAGATTCTTCAATTCACCTTACAACATTCGGGTGACACCTAAAGTGACTCAAGAAACCACACAAGAAACTCTCAATGAAACCCTCTGAAATCCTGATTCAACTTCAAGAACTTCAAAAAGAATGGAGAGTCAATGACTTTAATCTTTCTGAAGGACAGCAAGTAACTTACAACCGACTTCTTGAACTTCGTCGGGAACGTGTAACTCAACTTTACAAAGATAACCGAGTTTGTAAAATATCTAAGACTGCAATGGACAAACTCAAAGAAGAAGAAGACACCTGATAAACTGTCACAGAGGAACCCACAAGGTTCCTTTTTTTACTTTATGATGACTTTGTTGACACTCAAACAATGACTCAAAACCTCCACTTGGAACATCCTGAAGATTCTATCTTGACAGGAGATTTGAGTGTTCTGAATTGGTTTACTGCTGACTCTAATGTCAGTGTGAAAATTGATGGTGCTCCTGCTATTGTTTGGGGTACAAATCCTCAGAATGGAAAGTTCTTTGTCTGCACTAAAGCAGCATTTAATAAGCAAAAGATTCGTCTTTGCTACAATCAAGATGACATCTTTACTCACTTTGGACATCAACCAAAGGTAGCACAGATTCTCATTTATTGTCTTGACTTTCTGCCCCGCACTAAAGCAGTGATTCAGGGTGATTGGATTGGTTTCGGGAGTGGAGCAGATACATTCACTCCTAACACAATTACCTATAAGTTCTCTTCACCAATTCGTCAGGACATTATCATTGCACCTCACACAATTTACAGTGGTGCTGATGATATTCGTGAGATGACTGCTGCTCCTTTGTTGAAGAAACTGAACAGCACAAAAAACTGTTTGTTTGTTCAACCAACAGCAACAATTTGTCCTTATCGTGATGATATTGAAGAGTTTTGTGGGTTTGCACGTCAAATGAGCACACTTTGCACCTTTGTGAGTGACAAACAAGCAAAAGAACTCAAAAAAATCATCAATTCTTACATTCGTGAGGGTAAAGAGGTTGACGAACACGAAATCGCAGAAAATTATGATGTTGACATCAACCTGCTGCGATTGTGGAAGTTGATTGAATCTATCAAGATGGATATGTTCTTCTACATTGAATCTGATGATAACATCACTTGCAAAATTGATGGTAAAGATTCAGAGCACGAAGGATTTGTAATGCACAATCAGTTTGGAAGTTACAAAATCGTGAATCGTGATGAGTTTAGTAGAATGAACTTTACACTTGCAAAGCACTGGTGACTCATATGACCCCCGAACAAAGATTTCAACAACTGTTTGAAGAAATGTATCAACTTTGTGAAGAACAAGGTTGGGGAGATCCTTTCAGTTATGCTCGTTCCCGTGAGATACATCTTGCTAGTATTCTTGGACATCAAGTAGCAGAAACTTATTCGGGTGCTGATGCTGTGGATCAAGATGGTGAATGTGAGTATAAATCTACCATTGCTAAATCTATCAATGGGACTTATAATGGTATCAGTGTCCAAAATACCTGGGAAGAGCAAGAACGTTATCTGATTGAGGAGAAACTTGGTAAGTATTCCAATCACTATATTGCCCGATATGATGGTGGCAAAGTCGTTGAAGTGTGGAAACTGACTGGTGATGATGTACTGATGATTCTGCTTCCCAAACTTAAGAAAGATTGGGAACGTAAGATTCACGGTAAGCACAAAGATCCCCGTCTCTCTGGTAATCTGACCCGCAAAGAAATCTATCAATACGGAACTCAAATTGTATGACTCTTGACAGTGGCAAACTGATGTATTCGGAGGGTAACAACGACGAATGTTATACTCCAAAATACGGTGTTACTCCCATTCTGAAATACATTCCCAAAGATGTAATCGTCTGGTGCCCATTTGATACTCCAAATAGTGAGTTTGTCAAGCAGATTGGTGAGCAGAATGATGTAGTCTACTCCCACATCCGTTATGGTCAAGATTTCTTTGATTTTGAACCACTCAAATGGGATGTAATTGTATCCAATCCACCATTCACAAACAAACGTAAGTTCTTTGAGAGGGCATTATCATTTGGCAAACCATTTGCACTCATTATGACTAACACTTGGTTGAATGATAGTGCTCCGAAACAGTTATTCAAGGACAAGGATCTTCAACTGTTGATGTTTGACAAACGGATGAAGTTTCACAGTCCTGATGGTAGACCAAACGACAAGATTACGTTCAGTTCTAGTTACTATTGTTGGAACTTTCTACCAAAGCAAATCATTATGGAAGAACTTATCATCCCAAAGAGTAACTCACAAGCAAAACTTCCGATTGATTGAATACTATAAATACCTAAAAAGTATTTGTAGCAATGGCAAAGGACAAAACAGAAGTAGGAATCACTGGACAACCTATTCCTAAACCAAAAACCGCAAAACAGCAATACGAACTAGAGAAAAAGAGAAGACAAGAAAAGCATCTTGGTAAGAATGTAGGTGGAACTCAGTATCGTTCTGATGTCACTCCTTACTATAATCCAAGAGCAAGAACATTTGAGGAGTTTGTAGGTATTTGTGAGAAGGTTGTGTATGGTGGTGAAAAGAAAGCACCAGAAGATACTTCAATGACTGTAACTGCAGCAGATAGAAAAGCAAACACAAAAGCATGGCAAAACTATCAGGCAGGACACAAAGGATACAAAGCAGCACCACATTTAACAAAAGAAGAAACTGAAACACAAGCACCACCAACACCAGAAGAGAAAAGAAAAATCAAAAAGATGCAGCAACTTGCACGATTAAAGCAAATGGCAAGTGCAAAAAGGTATCAATCTGATGTTGCAAGAGAAGAATATGAAGTTGATGAAGCAGCAAGAAATCCAAGTGATGTTAAGTTAGCAAGAACTGGTTTTCTATCAAGATTTGCGAATCAACTTGAGAAAGATATAGAGGATGCAACTCAAGGTAAAAAGAAACCAGCAACTAAATCTGCATCAAGAAAAGTCACAAGACAATCTTTTGTGGATCGTAGCAATGCACCTGTTAGAGAAGAATATGAAGCAGAGTGATAAAAATGAAAACTTTCTCACAATTTCTTCAAGAAGCAAAAGCAGCAAAACCACCACAAGAGGTTTTGAACAAAATATCAAGAGCATATGGTAAAAAACATCGTGGTGTAAATGTTGATGCTTCTCACAGTGACAAATCTGGCAACATTCGTCTACACAATATCTGGATTCCACCAGAAAAACGTGGACAAGGTGTTGGTGGAAGAATTATGAAAGGATTATCAAAGTATGCTGATAAACAAGGCAAAAGAATTACATTAAATCAAGCACCAGAAAAAGGAAAGAAAGAAAAATTAGCAAAGTTCTATAAATCGCACGGATTCCAGGCAAATAAAGGAAAGAACAAAGATTTCTCAACTACAGACACACATATTAGACATCCAAACACTTGAATGTGACACCTGAATAACTGGCACAACATCCTGGCACAGCACTCAAAATCGTCTATTGTAGTTCTGCTGAGACAAACAACATTCAATGATTTGTGGAATCTTGGTTCTCCTAGCATATTCTCTGGGAGCATTGCAAATTATTATTCTTCAACATTTTAACAACAAATGACACTCTCCACCGAAAAAAAAGAAGCACTTCATACAGTCGGTAAAGTAATTGGTGCAATTATTGCAGAGGCAATTCTTTCAGGTGTCCTCTATGTTATTCTTGCACTGATGATTGGTCTTTCTGTTACTTATCTGCAAGTGTTTGGTGTTCTTCTGTTGATTAGACTTTTGGTAAGTCTTGCAAAAATGTCTTGAAAGGTGACACTTCTCTAAGTGTCCACAGAGGCACCTGTGTGCCCCCACAATGCCCTTATACTATCTTTGTTGAGTCAAACCACACAACATCAATGATTTCCTTTCCAACACGTCAGCATCACATTGCAGAACTCTATGATGCCTGCAAATTGATTGTTGACACTTACAGAGAATCTGATGTCTTCAATGTTTATTCTAATGAAGGACTTGAAGACCACATTAACTTTGCTGCCACTGCTCGTGAAATTATGTCGTTGATTGCTGAAGGTGACATCAAATGAAATACGTTGTTCAACTCTATGTTGGTGGTAAAACCTTCAACGAAGAAGTGCAGGCAATCAGTCCTAAAGATGCACGAGAGACTGCACTTGCAAGAAATCCTAAAGCAAAAGTTGTTTCCGTAAATGTGAGTTTCAAATGACTTACGAACAAGAAATTAAAGACCTGACAGTAACACGTTCTCTGCGTTTTCTGTGTAATGGTTTCAAATCAGAGTTTGCTTCATTTGCTTATGCTGATAGTAGAATGACCGAACTTCTGCAAGAACTTGCAAGTGAGTTCGTTGATGCAAACATTCCTGTGGTTGATGAAGACAATCAGGTAGAACTTTCACTGATGCTGTTAGAGTCTCTGGATGTAATTGCACGATGACTGTACCTAATCTCACAACTCAACACATTGATTTTAATGAATGGTTGGAACAATGTCCTGTTCCATTCTTCAAATACTCTCTGTATAACAGTGATATGAATACTGCCGTCTATGAGTTTCGTTTTGATGCTGCTGTAGAGGAGGATGAAGAATGAACTACACTGACATCACAAAACTTGAGAATTGCCCCGAATGTGGTGCTAACTGGGTTGATTTGCCCATTCCAGAAGAATACTGGGAAAACTATTCTCCTCCCTATTTCTATAGTCGTGTGATAGGAGTTGAGTTACTTCACGGGGATAGAATTGACCATTGGTTGTGTCCTGATTGCAAACACCAATTTCCACGAGGTATGGGATGACATACTCTAATCTCTCAAAGATTCGTCCCAAACTGAGAACATCTGGCAATGTGACAGGAAACTTCGGCAGGAGAAAGTCTATCGGAGGTTCTTCACTCAATGATTTGGGTGGGAATGGTAACATTGGCATCACACAGCAAGAATACTTGAATCGTCTGTATTATGCTTTTGATAACACCACAGACACTAAACTTCGTCAATTTCTTTATCAGGAAATCAAAAAGATTCACATTCAAAGAGGAACTTGGTAAAAATGTTTGATTCTATTTTTATTGATGGATCTCTTCAAGATTATATCAATAAAAATGTGCAAGATCCCTGGATTGGAACACCCTTTCAAAGTTACGTTTTTATGTCTCCCAAGCAAAAAGGTGAGTTTGGTGAACGTTTTGTGTCCAAATACTTTGAGGCAAGGTGTAGTGAAGTTAAAAGAGCAAAAACTTCCACTGCTGGACACGATAGGTTGATTGATGGTATAATGACAGAGATCAAGTTTTCTCTTGCAACTCGGGACAAAAAAGGTGGTGTGAAAGAAGATCAGTTTATCATCAATCACGTCTCAAAAGATAAAGATTGGGAACGTCTTGTGTTTTTTGGAATCAATCCAACTGAAGAGGACTGCCGTTTCTTTTGGTTCACCAAAGATGATTTTATTCAACATCTTAAAAGTGATGAATGTGTGTTTGCTCCTCAACAAGGTGGCAAATCTATTGGGAATGATGATTATATCTGCACAAAGATCGATAAATTAAAGAGTATGTCGTTCGTAAAGTCTCTGGATCAATGGTAAATCTTCATCTAGGTGATTGTTTAGATATTCTACCAACACTTGCAGATAATTCTGTTGATATGGTGTTGGTAGATTTGCCATACGGAACAACTGCCTGTAAATGGGATTCTATTATTCCTCTAGACAAATTGTGGGGGCAATATAACAGAATCTGCAAGGAAGATGGTGCAATGGTGTTCACTGCAGCACAACCATTCACAACTATACTTGCAGCATCTAATCTTGAGAACTTTCGTTATGAATGGATCTGGGAAAAACCACAAGGAACCAATCCTATGAACGCAAAAGTGATGCCTCTCAAATCACACGAAAACATTTTAGTTTTTTATCGCAAGAAACCCATATATAACCCACAAATGTGGTATTCAACTCCTTACAGTGGGTTCTCATCAGATACCAGTAAGATTGGTGAGGTTTATGGTAATGCAAAGAGCAAACATCGGGATAATCCAGATGGATCAAGATATCCTAAAACAGTGTTGCGATTCAAACAAGAAAAGGGATTGCACCCTACACAAAAACCAGTAGATTTGATGGAGTATTTAATCAAAACTTATACCAATGAAGGTGATACTGTGCTTGATAATACGATGGGTTCGGGAACAACTGGTGTTGCTTGCGTGAATACAAACAGAAACTTTATTGGCATTGAAAGTGATGAGAAATACTATCAAATTACTAAAGATCGTATAAACAAACCACTAATGCTTGCCATGATGTGACAGTTAAGAAACTGGCACACTGAACCTCCACTGGCACCAATTTCCTGTATTCTATAGAAGTTCAAGGGATTTCATTCCAATGACAACCACTTTTGCTGATTATGCCTTGCAGCAAGATGCACGGAACACCATTTATCTTAACATCGTTAAGTATGGTTTGATGCTGTGTGATGCTCTCCAGCAAGATGCTCCAGATGGTTACTTCTATGAACTGGAAAGTTCTGGTCGTAAGTATCATAAAATCTGGATGCACATTGGAGACCGTCGTGATAGCATCCACGCATTTATTGATAAGAAAACTGGTTCCGTATTCAAACCTGCAAGTGTAAAAGCACCTGCCAAGCACGAGAGATATAATCTTCTCTCTATTTCTTCTCGTGAAAAGTGTCTTGAAAATGCTGACTGGGCAGGAGGATATTTGTATCTGCGATGACATCAACTGATAAACTCATCTTTGTATCATCATTCTGCATCTTTATGAACTGGGGATGCAGAATCACTCAACTTTTTCTCAATCATTTGTTATGAGCAGCATTTATCATTCTGGATACGGTTACAGCAAACTTGTCTGTGAAGATGTAACTCAATGGTTTCTCAATAAGTTTCTGCCACGTCATAAAGTTGATGTAGATATTCTACATCGTGGATTGCGTCGGGAAAAAGTTTATGGATATTGTGATTTTGTTGATGAAGCACATCGTCCTCGTCACTTTTTGATTGAACTGACAACTTATATGGACAAAGAGTTGTATATTAAAACTCTTTTGCACGAATTGGTTCATCTTCGTCAATGGGTAACTGGTTCACTGCAACTTCGTTACGGAAAAATGTGTTATTGTAAAGAACCAGTGGAAAAGTATGAGTATGAGTATCAACCGCACGAAATTGAAGCAAGAGAACAAGAAGAAACTCTTTATGATGAATACATTGAAGAGAAATATGGTGTCGCAAATGTAAATGATTCAATCTGTTTGAGTGTTTCACGGCATCTGCTGTGACAGTTGAATAAGTGGCACAAGGTATGAGCATTGCCACCAAAATCCTGTATTCTTAAAAAGTCAAAGCAATTCACGCAAATGACAAAAGAAATCACTCCTGAACAACTCATTCAAGAACTCAACAAACTTAAAATGACTCCTGAAGAAAGGATGAACGTTGAAGCACGAGAACTTGGAAGAACCATTGGTAAGTATACTGCAGGCATCATTATTCTTTTCCTTGCTCCTACAATCATTTGGGCATCTCTTGTGTTTCTTATCGGACTGAATGTTGCTTGGGTGAAAGTATTTGGTGCTTACTTTATTTTTAATTTCATTAAAAATCTCATCATCAGATCTGCAAAGTCTGCATCAGTGTGACACTCTAAGAACTGGCACACAGAATCTCCACTGCCACCAAAAACCTGTATTCTTAAGAAGTTCAAGAAACACAACCAATGAGACACTCACCAGACACCCGAATTGATGTCAAATGTTATGCTGCTCCTTGGGAGAATACCACTACTGATGTAGATCGTGCAGTTGATTTGGCATACAGTTTGAGTGAAGAATACCAGTGTGATGTTGACTTGCGTTACAACTCAACTGGTATCATTTTCCAAACCGTTTCTAACTACTGATTATGTTATTCCAAGTCGTTGACATTGAGTTTGATTTTGAGGATGATTTTGGCACAATTTCTCAAGATGCCCAACAACAAATCATTGATGAAGTCACTAACACTGTCTGGGAAGCAAGTGATGAGGAAGATTTAGTTGAAGAAATCACTTGTGCAACTGGTTGGTGTATTAAAACCTTTGACTACATTCACGTTCTGAAATGACTAACACCCGCAAAGAGTTTCACTTCACTGATGAACAGATTGATGTCCTTTTGGAAGCACTAATCTGGACAATAGACAACGGGAACTATTCTGAACAGGAATATGAATGTGCCCGTAAACTGTATGCGACCAAACTGCAATCATGTTCCAAAAATGACTAACCGAACTGAAATTGAGTGGTTTTTGAAAGAAAAGTGTCGTGAAGATGCTGACCTTTTTGATACTATCATCAGTGAGTATGTTTGGAACTTAAGTAACGACAAACTTACTGAACTTGAGGACTTTCTTTCTAACAACTTTGGGGACGATTGATGCTGGAAAGTGTAGAGAATGTGGACAGTTAAGGAACTGGCACAAGGTATGAGCACTGCCACCAATTTCCTGTATTCTATAGAAGTTGAGAGACAAAACTCCAATGAACACCGCAACTCTCACTGACATTCATTCTTCCGTGAATGAAAACAGTGTTTGCCTCATCAATCTGGGACGCAAGCACAACTTTAATGTTCTCCCTGTTGAGAAGATTAAAGAAACTGAAAAAGCAATTCAATTCGGTTCAGTTCACACTCCCCGACACACAATTTGGTTTCCCAAGAAAGCACTGAAAGAGTGTAAAGAAGTCCCTGGTGTGTTTACTCTTGCACCTTGGTTCTCTTTTGATTCCTGGGGTTGTTTGTTTCTGAGCAGCAATATGAGAATTGCATTTTCCACCAAGGATTTCTGATGATGAACACCGCATTTGTCACTCCAAAGTCTAAGAAAGCACGCAACCGATTCTGTAACCTAATGCAATCAGAATCGGAATGTGTGATTGAACAAAACAAAGGTGATCGTGTCTTTCTACGTTCACTCAACAACAAAAATCACTTCTGGGTTTCTCTTCACAACGACAAAGATTGGGAGGTTGATTTCTAATGAACACTTCAACAATTTCATTCACGATTGATAAAGCAGAAGTCAATCCAGTGATATTGGAACAAGCACTCTATCAGTTGTTTGATCTGTTCAACATTGAGATTCTGGAAAGTGAAGTTACCAATGTCACACCAGAAGAAAATGCACAAGTATTTGGTGATTGATGATGAAACAATCACTTCAAGTTTCCGATTCATGGAATAGTTCAACATGTGGATTGAATCATGATGCAAATTGTGGAGTTTATGGTGTAGGAGTATTCATTTCTGGTTTACTTTTTCTGATCGCATTGACAACAATTATCAAACTACAAATTGATACAAAACAATGACTCAAGCACAACTTCTTCGTTCTATTGAACAACAACTGGACAATCTACAATCACTCAATCAGATGCAATTTGATGATTGGTTGAGTGAATTGTGTGATGAGAATGATGAGTTGATTCCAGAAAAGTGCAATCAACAAGTTCTCTCTCAAATTGAACAAGACGTTTACAACAATGATGTCTGATTTCACATCTAAAATGTAATGATGTGCCAGTTGAACAGGTGGCACACACAACGACCCACTGCCCCCAATCTCCTGTATATTAAGAGAGTCAAAGGAATCCAACTCAAATGACAATGATTCAAGACAAGCACACAAACAAGTTTCGTCTATCACTCGTCACTGATGATGCTTTCCTGAGTGCAATTTCAGGTCTGCAATCGTTTGTTCTGAATACTGATGCAGATTGTGATTCTGCATACGAATGGGTGTGCGATCAGTGCAACATTCATTCTTTTGTTGATGACAATCCTGCCTGGGATTTGTTCATTGAAACCTTCTCTTCTGCACAGGATTGAATCCAATGAATCTCTACATCATCTCCGATGTTCTTTACGATTACACTTCTGGAATGTGTGTGATTGCTGCTGAATCTTTGCCTCGTTGCGAACAAATCTTTATGAAAAAGTTTGGAAGAAATGATGATAGCATCTATGCTAAAGATCATAACAAAGAAAGGCAAAAAGAGTTTAATGAAGCACCGATTAAGGTGATTGAAAATGTCAATCATCCTGAAGGTGTTGTGTCCTATGTTTATGGTGGAGGTTGAATGATGACTTTCGTTGCTTGTTCTGATCTTCAAACCAAGAAATTGATCTGGGCAATGTATCAGAATCAAAAGTATCTTGGTTTCAGTAGTGCATCACTCATTGCAAATCGGTATGCTCAAAAGTATGCTGATGATGTCAAATCTGTTACTTTCTGAATGATGTTCACAATCACTTACCAAACTCCATACAACAATCAAGAGTGGAGAACGCAAAGTTTCTCTACACTTGAAGAAGCAAATCGTATGATTGAGTTCTATCGTTCTTGTGGTTCTCCTGCACGTTTAATCAAATGAAAAACTACAGAATCCAAGTTGAAACCTATGATGGATGTGTGACGATTTGGTATGAGAAATCAAGGGCAAAGTCTGCTGATAAATTGATTCTCAATCGTGTCTACAATCAACTCTGTGGATTGAACATCAAAGAAATCAATGTAACTCCTTCAGTGTAAAATCAAAGTCAAACAACTCACTTTCTCTTGATACAATGACTACCACAATCTTTGATTCTGCTTTCTTCGGTTATTCTAATCTTCCTGATTTGATTGAGGTAAATGATTGTAAATTAGTTCCAATCAAGACTCTGAGTCTGTTTCAAAAAGGAACACATTTTGTTCAGTACGTGTGCAAAGTTTTAAAGATTGAGATTCATCGTCCAGTGAAAGGTTTACTTTGTATAGAAGATCAATATGCCAAAGTTCTTGATTATCTTTATATGAATTATCACAATCCTTCTGGTCGTAATACTAAACAAGTTATTATGAATGTGCTTGGTGTAAATCTATGATTCGTTTTCTTCTCAATCAAATAAAAGTCAAGTACGGAACATACACTCAGGAAGGTAACAAGATTCGTAGAACATTTCCCAATGGTTATAGTTATATTTCCACTGTATGTAAGTCATCAAAAGAAGCAGAAAGAATCGTCAATCAACTCAATCAAGTGGTGAATTGTAATGTTTAATCTATTGAGAATTGTATTGAATCAGTTGAATGAAAAGTACGGTACATACAGTGCAGAAGGTAATAAGATTCGTCGGACATTTTCCAATGGTTATAGTTACATTGCTACTGTATGTGAGTCACCAGAGCAAGCATCTTTCTTTGTAAGTGAATTGCAACGATTAAACAAATAAATGGTGATTTTGTGCCTAAAAGTATTAAAAATCAATTAAAAATGTATTATTTAATATAAATGAACTGTTTAATTCATTCTCAATAAGTATTATCTAATTGAGAATCAATAAGGGAATGTGTTGAGAATAGGTGTATAAATGTTGAGTTGAATGTATCTGAAAGGTGATGATTTAGATGCTTATAAATGTGTCCAGGTGTTGTGATCTATGAGTCTTTTAATGTACCGGAGTCTTGTTATCTAAGAGGTCGCATCATAACACGAACTCTCCCAAATGTCAAGACCCCCCGGAATATCATAAAATCCCCACATAACCTTTATAAACCTACACTCACTCAAATAAATAACCCAACCCCTTGACAACAATCACAAGGCATCTTAGGATACTCACATACACATCAGGAGCACCACTTATGTCAGTTGCGTATCATCAAGCACAGAAGCAACGTTATAGAGTCACTCTGGAATTGGACGTGATGAGTGATTTTGATCCGCATCAATTGAACTGGGAGAAACTCTTTAAGTTGGAACCTGCTGAACACTGTGAGGCATATGTTGAGGACTTAAGTACACCTGACCGTTGGTGAGTTGAAGATCAAAGTAACATAAATAAACTCATAAGATACTGTTATTCAAGACAGAATCTATAGCACAATTCTATACCAAGAGAGCACAACAGACAGTTTACCTGGTGAGATAAGTCTTTCGCATTGGATACATAGAACTCCCTGCTAGATTCAGTACTAAAAATATCATAATCTTATGAGTTTCGTTATCACAGACATCAGAAGTTTATCACAGAGATTCTTCATTCGTCGCACAATCTAACCGAAGACATCAGTAACTCGTTTCTTAAAAGCATATAAGAATTGAGTGTTTTTTGCTGTCTTAAATTATACGATGGACAATATCTGTAGTGGCACATAACATTCCCAAATGCACTTGAGAGGTGTTATTGTATTCATGTGGTTGAGGATTCTCTACACTCACCTCCCACACAAATTATCATGAACCTGTCACTTTCCTATCTGTCTTCTTTTGAAACTGCCGCAGAAGTGATTCAAACAGTGATCACATACGGCACCAAAGTGTATGCAATCGGTTCTGAAATCTTCACCGTTTCTGCATTGCTTTGGGTGCTCAATTTCCTGGCAAATATGATTGAGAAGACGTACAATGCTGGTTTGATTGTTGGTAAGTTCTATCGGACTTATCTACACTCACATTGCAAATCTGCAGTTCTTTCTATCATCGCAATGTCTGTTTTGCTGTCAATTCTGTTCATTCAAGGTTGTGAGAAAGTCTATCACAATCGTCAACAGATTCTCTCCAATTTGAATGACTTTCGCAATGCAATCGGTCGTCAGTTCGTTTATAGTGTGGACAATATCTGAACTGGCACAATCAATGAGCACAGAGTTCTGTTTGGTGTATTCTATAGAAGTTGAGAGACACACCTCCAAATGAGCAACACTCAAACCAAAGTAGATTACAACCTGATCAAAGAACAAATCGGCACTGTTGTGACTGATGGTTACTGGAATTATGTTGTTTCTGATTATAAACTTGGTTGTGATGCTTATTATCTTTTTTGCAAAAGTCGTCAGACATTTTATTACACTGACTACAATGCTTTCAATGCACTTTACACTCAAGTTTCCGATTGATTGTTGATACGATGTGCCAATAAATGAACTGGCACAATCAATGAGCACAGCACTCAAAATCTGCTATTCTACTCTTGTTGGTGAGGGATTCATCAACACAAACCCCCCAACACTTTTCCTCCAATGACTGCATCCTACCAACGCAATCTGCTCTCCACTGAGTATAACGGTTGGGAGAATTATGAGACCTGGAATGTTGCTCTCTGGATCAACAATGAAGAAGGTTTGTATCACCTTGCTGCTGAGTGTGGTGATTATGAAACCCTTGTAAATCGTCTCTATGATGAGTATGGAGTGAGTGAAACTAAGGACGGTGTGAAGTTTGCCGACCCCAAAGTTAACGTCGTTCAACTTAACTCAGACGTGTTTGATTTCTAAGTTTCATTTACACTGACCCAACGGGAATGAGGGGTCATTAAATATACTCATTCCCAGCACACAGTTCACCTTACTTTCCTTCGTGATTATGAACCGTTCAGTGATTCTTTCTCTTCTGGCACAAGGTAACAACGGAAACGAGATTCTTTCCATTCTGGATACAATCGTTGCCGACGTTGAGAGTGATCGTGAGGAGGCAGAAGTAGAGTTCTGATTGTCAGTAACTGGTGAGGGTGCTGAGTGTTAATCAGTGCCCTCACCTTTCGTTTATAGTATGTGGAAAATGTGTTAAGTGATTATAATCAGTGTGCAATCGTGATTGATTCGTGATAGTTATCAGCAGTGTTTGCGATTTATTGTTGATTGTTTATATCGGGCGTTGTTATTAAGCCCCCCCCCCTTATTAAAAAAGGCAAACTACCCTAACCTACAGAGGTGACAAATCGACCTCTAAATATCACTCTAATAAAAAATTTCCGGAGCAAAAAATGGGAGTCAAATGGATTCACAAAAATGGATACTCAAGACCAGACAAGAGGACTCTTAAAAAAGGTGGCAAAAAGAAATAAACCCCCATATTGGAATTTCTGGAAGGTTATTCTTGCAGGATGGATGATTCGGTATCCAAAGACAATGGCAAAGGTAGTGTTAATACCACTTACTTTTTTAATTGTGCTCATATATAATGCAGTAACAAAATAAGATTTGTTACAAAAAATTTTCGGAGATATTTTTGTATGGAAAAGATCTATCACATATATGCAAAAGATAGATGTTTGTTTCATTCAGTTAAAGAAGAAGATTTCCAAACAACGTGGAGCACCCTTAATAATATGGTTGGTATTATGAAAACTGACTATGTTATTGAAGATTTGTCATATGAGGAACTGCTGATTAATAAAGAAGCAGCACTCAATTCTTCACATTGACAAGTCATATATACAGTGTTAAAATTTGAACTGAAGGTTATTTTAAACTTATGGCAAAAGGATTTACAGTAAAAGCTTCTGCACCAAAATCTCAAAAACAAGAATGGGATATTGATTCAATTAAAGAAAGAATGAAAGGAAAGTCAATTGTCTTTTGTCTTCCTGGCAGAGGATGTTCTTTTATTTTCTTAAAAGCATTTGTACAACTATGCTTTGATCTAGTACAAAATGGAATGAGTATTCAAATTTCTCAAGATTACTCATCGATGGTTAACTTTGCACGGTGCAAATGCCTTGGTGCAAATGTACTTCGTGGACCAAAACAACTTCCTTGGGATGGAAAACTTGAGTATGATTATCAACTTTGGATTGATAGTGATATTGTTTTTGATTCTAACAAGTTCTGGCAACTTTGTGATCTTGCTCTCTCAGAAGATGGCACAGAAAGAGAAGTAGTTGCTGGGTGGTATGCTACTGAAGATGGTCACACAACTTCTGTCGCACATTGGTTAGAAGAGGATGATTTCCGTAAGAATGGTGGAGTTATGAATCACGAAACCGTAGAATCAATTTCGAAACGTAAAAAACCTTTTACTGTTGATTATACTGGGTTTGGTTGGGTTCTGATTAAGAAAGGTGTCTTCGAGAATCTTGAGTATCCTTGGTTTGCACCTAAAATGCAAGTCTTTGAATCTGGTAATGTTCAAGACATGTGCGGAGAAGATGTCTCATTCTGTCTTGATGCAAAAGAAGCAGGTTTTGAAATCTGGTGCGATCCTCGTATTCGTGTAGGACACGAAAAAACTCGTATTATCTGATGAAAAGATATAACATACTTTATCAAGGTCGTAAAATTTATATGAATCTCACTGCAGAAGAATGTAGTGAGATTCTTCAAGACTTCTCCGAAAAGTTTTATGATGGAGAGGAAATACGTCCAGAATTAATTGAAATGGAGGAAATTTAATGGCAAATCGTAAAAGTCTGAGTGGCTCAGCACAAATTGAGTCTCATCCAAAAAATACTCGGCAGGGACTCGGGAAGAATACAAAGTATGCTGCAACTAGCAGAAATAAAGCAAAAAAACCCTATAGAGGACAAGGTAAATAATTTTAAAACACTTAGAGTAACCTCTAGGTGTTTTTTTTATATAACTAGTTACCGGAAGCGCCGTCGTTTCTCGTTTTGAAGGAAATCAAAACCCGAAAAAACCAAAACAGAAAAAATTTCCGAATGTCTTACTTAAATCATAATCTTCCAACGATTACTTGCTATATTCGCAATGAATTTCTCTACAATCATAAAAAAGGGCACGGAGAGGTAACTTTGTGCGATGTACACTCTGTAGCATCCTTAGAGAAGCACGTACCCCTCTTTGAGTCGTTTTTAGAAAATGGAGTCAACTGGACAAGAAGACCGATTCATGCATTTTGTTGGAAACCTGATGCACCAGTTCCTGAATTAGAAGAGTGTATGTGGTGGGATTGCTTTTCTCCTTATATTGATGTTCAAGTACGTTCAAGATTGTCTAATTTACGTGCCGAACTAATCAATTATAAGGGAAAGAAGAATGAAGGAACCTATATGTTTACTCTTGATTGGTCATGGGAATCAAAATCAACACTGAATACTAACTTTAGTGAAACTCCAGAGCACAAATGTGCCCATTTTTTCAAAATGGACAATGGAAACTTCTATGCATATCCTAATAACAAGATATTATGGTATGACGATGCATGGACTCGCAACAGAATTACTAAAAATCCGGGGTATGAAATCGACTCGACTGAATATTCTGTCGAAAATCGTCGTAAAATTGAAACATCTGACGATTTTATGTACGAAATTAAGAACATTCGGGATAGCAACCCCGTAAAAAGTTCTGATCTAACAAATCAGGAGCAAAACAATGACTAAACACATCGATAAAGACCAAAATTTTATGAAAAATGAATGGGGAACTAAATTTTTGGCAACAGAATATGGTTGGGAAGAAAAAATTTTGAACCAAAAAATGCTTCGTGAAATCAACAATGATGACATTACACCCAAAAAACACGATTTCTTTCATCAGAACGAAATTCACGAAAAAATTAGAAATGATGACGATTATGACGATTGGAATTATGGAACAGAACCCATTTATGGATCCATAAAAGGGTAATAAATAAGATAGAATTATAATATTAAATGCCTTTAGAAAGGGTTAATCAAGGGTTTAAAGATATTAGTATGTCATTTCAGGTTAGTCCCCTGAATAGTGACTTGATTGCCCTTAAAAACGAAACTGCTATTTCTCGTTCAATTCGAAATATTGTATTTACAATTCCTGGAGAGAAATTTTTTAATGAAAATTTTGGTTCAAATATCTCTAGAACACTCTTCGAGAATATCGATGATATTTCTGCATCAATGATTGTCGATGAAATTAAACAATCCATACAAAATTATGAACCGAGAGTTCAATTGATTGATGTACAAGCATATCCAAACTATGATAATAACTCTTTCGATGTGAAAATAGTATACAATATTATTGGAGCAGATGTTCCTACACAACAATTACAATTTGTATTGCAACCAACTAGGTAAATGCCATTAGTAAATTTTACGAATCTGGATTTTGACCAGATTAAAACCACACTTAGAGATTACCTCAAAGCAAATTCAAATTTCACAGATTATGACTTTGAGGGGTCTAATCTTTCGACTATTCTTGATGTGTTGGCATATAATACCTATATTACCTCATATAATGCAAATATGGTTGCAAATGAGGTATTCATCGATAGTGCAACACTTAGAGAAAATGTTGTTGCACTTGCAAGAAATATTGGATATATACCCCGTTCAAAAAAAGCAGCAAGAGCAACAATAAGTTTTTTTGTAGATTGTTCAGATATTAAACCAACTCCAGTATCATTAACTCTCAAAAAAGGCCCTGTAGCGAGTACCTCCGGAACTTTTGGAAATCAGTCTTTTGTTTTTTCGATTTGGGATGATGTTACAGTTCCTGTTTTTGATAATATTGCATCATTCAATGATATTCCAATTTATGAAGGAACGTTGCTAACATCTAATTTCACATATACCTCCAGAAATCCGAATCAAAAAATTATATTACCTAACATAGGAATTGATACAGATTTAATTTCTGTAATCATAAAAAATAATCAACAGTCATCAGTTTCTATAAAATATAATCGTCAAGATAGTCTTTTTGAAATAGATAAAGAATCTGAGATTTATTTTTTGCAAGAAATTGAAGATGAAAGATATGAACTAATTTTTGGAGATAATGTTTTTGGGAAGGCCCTCCAAGACGGAAATTATATAGAAGTATCTTATATTGTTACAAATGGTGATTCTGCAAATGGAGTTGGACAGTTTTCTTACTCGGGAAGATTAACATATACAAGAAACTCTACAGAATATACGGTTACATCTGGAGTATCTCTTTTAACTACTGGGTTAGTTGCTTCTGGTGGAGAAAATATTGAATCTGTAGAATCTATTAAAAAATATGCACCAAGAATATATTCTTCCCAAAACAGAGCAGTAACTGCAAATGACTATGAAACTTTAATACCATCAAAAATTTATCCAGAAACAGAATCTATATCTGTTTTTGGTGGTGAAGAATTAATTCCTCCACAGTATGGAAAAGTTTTTATTAGTATTAAACCGAGAAGTGGGGATTTTCTATCAAATTTAGTTAAAGAAAATATTAAACTTAAACTCAAAAAATATGCCGTAGCTGGTATTATTCCTGAAATTTTGGATTTAAAATATCTTTATATTGAAATCGATTCAAAAATTTATTATAACACAAATCTTGCTCCTAGTGCATCTTATGTTTCTAACATTGTACAATCAAATACAAATAAGTATGCAGAATCGACAGAATTAAACAAATATGGTGCTAGATTTAAATATAGTAAATTTTTAAAGATTATTGACGAAAGTCACGAATCTGTAACTTCAAATATTACAAATATTCAAATTAGAAGAGACTTGGGAGTTTCTTTGAATAGTTTTGCTGAATATTCAATTGGATTTGGGAATGAATTTCATATTAATAGTATGAGTGGATATAATATAAAATCCACAGCATTCAGAGTAAGTGGAATTTCTCAAGATGTTTACCTATCAGATATTCCAAATACAAATAGAACCACTGGTTCAATCTTTTTATTTAATGTTCCAAATATGTCCTCGACTACACCAACAATTTTGAGGAGAAATGCTGGAACAATTAATTACACATCTGGGATTATTACTCTCAATCCCATTATTATTACTTCAGCAAAACAAAAAAATGGGCAACCTGTTATTGAGATATCAGTAACACCAAAATCAAATGACGTTATAGGATTGCAGGATTTATATTTGCAACTAGATATTAGTAAGAGTAATTTTGAAATGGTAGTGGATGAAATTTCATCAGGATTAGATCCATCAGCATCAAATTACATTGTTTCATCAAGTTACACAAACAACGGGAATTTAGTAAGATCATAAACAAATGACAGAAAAGAGAGTTCAGTTCAGCAACATTGTTAAAAATCAACTTCCTTCTTATGTCAGAGAAGAGTTTCCATTAATATCAGAATTTCTTTCGCAATATTATATTTCGCAGGAATTTACAAGTGCTCCTGTTGATCTCATCCAAAACATAGATCAATATGTAAAAGTAGATAACTTAACAAATAGTACAGATTACGCCTTTCTTTCATCTACTATTTCAGATATCGATACAACTATTCCAATAGATTTGGGATTAAACAAAGAGGGAACATCAAACTTTCCAAAATCTTATGGGTTAATTCAAATTGATGACGAAATAATTACATATACAGGAATTACGACCAGTTCTTTTACAGGATGTGTAAGAGGATTTAGTGGAATAACCTCTTACACGACACAAAATATTCCAGATCAGTTAACATTTAAATCCACTGAATCAGCAACACATTCTAAAGGAACCAAAATTATCAATTTAAGTTCTTTATTTCTTAAAGAATTTTTATCTAAAATAAAATATCAACTTTCTCCTGGATTTGAAGATAGATCTTTATACACTGAATTGGATCAATCAATATTTTTAAAACAAATTAAAGATTTTTATCAGAGCAAAGGAACAGATGAATCTTTTAAAATTTTATTTAAAGTTTTATATGGAAAGGAAGTTAAGGTTATTAACCCAAAAGAAAATCTTTTCAGGCCATCAGATGCTCATTATAGACTAACTAATGATATAGTTGTTGAAAGTATTTTTGGCGATCCTTCAGATTTAACAAATCAAACTTTGTATCAGAATGACTATTTGAATATATCATATGCTCGCAGTCCAATAACTTATGTTGAAAAAATAATTTCAGGAATTGGTAATACTTATTATAAATTAAGTTTGGATTCTGGATATAATAGAGATTTGATTGCTAATGGTGCAACTATTGGAAAATTCACTGTTCATCCCACAACAAAAATAGTTGGTCCTGTTTCCTCTGGTGCAACTGTTTTTGATGTTGATTCTACAGTAGGATTCCCAATAAATGGAGAATTGTTGGTAAACTATGGAGATCAAACTACAGGTGTTGTTACTTACAGTTCAAAATCTTTAACACAATTTTTTGGTTGTTCGGGAGTAACTAAAACTATTCCAGATTTTGCATCAATTGGGATTAATACATATGCTCATGCATATAATACAGACGGATCTTTGGTAAAATTAAGAGTAACTTCTGTTTTAAACTCTACAGAAATTTTAGGAAATACGAGATATCATTACAAAAATGACACTTCTGTAATTAGGACTTTGGGAGTAAATTCTAATGATGTTTATTCTAAAGATTGGTTCTTTAATATTCCAATATCATATAATGTAAAATCAATTCTTTCTCGTGGAACAGGTGATACTTATAATATAACTACAGAAAATAAAAATATATTTAAAATAGGAGATGAAATTAGTATAATTTCAAGTTCTGGATCAAAAATACTTTCGACAATTATTGATCTAATTTCAAGTTCTACTTTTACGATAAAGGGTCAAGGTATTATAGATCTATCAGATAGATATACAATTAAAAAAAATATCTCAAAAACAAATTCAACGTATTTTTCTAACATTTCAAAAATAAATTCAAATACACAGAATGTGTATAAATTGGGAGAAAAAACATTAATCACATCTCCATCCATACCATCATATTATAAACAAACACTAGATGCTACTGACAGATCTATTGTTTTTTCTGGAACATTTTCTGGAAATGTTTTTACCATAACATCAAATTGGGATCATGGTTTTTATACTGGAGATTGCATTTATTATACTCCAGAAGTAATTTACGCACAAAGTACGGATTCTGAAGGAATTACTTCTACAATAAAAACTACTAAAAGTTTCTTGTTTGATGAAGGAATTTATTTCGTAAAAAGAATTGATGAAAATAGAATTAGTTTGGCAAAGAGTAGAACAAATATTTTCAATAATATATTCATATCTTTATTAGACAATACTACTGTAACTAACAATAAAATTGAAATTTATGAATTTAAATTTAAAACTTTAAATACACAAAAACTTCTCAGAGAACTATCTTCGCCAATTGATGACGGTAATGTATATGATACAAAACCAGGATTTACCGGAATTTTACTTAATGGTGTAGAAATTTTAAATTACAAATCCAGTGAATCCATATATTATGGAAAAATAGAAGAAATAGAAGTAACTGCATCCGGATCCAATTATGATGTCATTAATCCACCAATTTTAAGTATAACAGATTCAATTGGCACTGGAGCAACTGGATTTTGTGCTGTTAGAGGATCACTTCAAGAAATTAGAATTATAGATCCAGGATTTGACTATCTAGATACTCCCATAATCAAAGTAACAGGTGGAAATGGTATTGGTGCCAAAGCATATGCAAATATGAAGTTGGTCGAACACGAGTCTATTTTTAATTCTCAAGGAAATGCAAATTTAATTGGCATTGGAAGTGCATTATCGACAATTGGATTTACAACTTATCATAAGTTTAGAAATGCAGAAAGAGTAATTTACAAAACAGATGGGCAAAGAGGTGTTGGAGGATTGTCTACGGATGCATCATATTTTGTTTCCATAATAGACGATTTCACAATTAAACTTCATAAAAATTTAGATGATGCTATTGTTGGAATTAATACAATTACTCTATTATCCTATGGCATAGGTAATCATAAAATTAAATCATATGATCAAAAATCGATTATTGGGTCTATTAATATCGAAAATCCAGGATCTGGATATGAAAATAAAAAAAGAACGACAACACATATTGGGATTAATACATCATTATCTCAAATTGAAATAAAAAATCATAATTATAATTCTGGAGAAAAAGTTGTATATACGACAGATTTTACTCCTATTGGTGGCCTAACAACAAATACAGAATATATTGTAACAAAAATCAATGATGATTCTTTTAAATTATCTGCCATTGGAATTGGTAGTGTAAATTATGATTTTTATTATAATACCAAACAATATATTAAATTTAATTCATCTGGATTAGGAACTCATGTATTCAATTACCCAGAAATTAAAGTAGAAATTATAGGTAATATTGGGATTTCATCTATAGGAAATAAGTCTTTTAATGCTGAAGTCCAACCAATTTTTAGGGGACAAATTACATCTGTCCATTTAACTTCGGGTGGAATTGGATATGGATCCTCGGAAATAATTAATTTTTATAGGCAACCATCTTTTGTTTTAAAATCTGGAAAATCTGCACAGTTAAATCCCATCGTTTCTACTGACGGGAAAATTACTGAAGTGTTAATTGATAATACTGGATCAGAATATAATTCTCCTCCAAGTTTAATAATAAATGGAACAGGAACTGGCGCTGTTTTAACTCCAATAATCACCAATAATCAATTGACATCTGTAAAAGTAATTGAAAATGGGATAGGATATTCACCAGAATCAACCTCTGTAGATATAATTCCTTCAGGTTCTTCGGCAGAATTTGTAGCAAAGATACAATCTTGGACAATTAATTTATTTAAAAAATATTATTCTTCAATAACTTCTGATGATGGTATTATTTCCAATGGGTTAAATGAGAGCTTTGGACTTCAATATTCCCATTTATATGCTCCAAGAAAATTAAGAGAGATAATTCAACCATCAGATCAGAGTGGAAATAAAGTATATGGAAAAACTGATTTAATAAAGCAAAATAATGTAGAAGTAGATACAACAAGTCATTCTCCCATTATTGGGTGGGCATATGATGGTAATCCAATTTATGGTCCATATGGGTATATAACAAAAACGGGAGGAGTTGTCACTCAACTTAAGTCCGGATATGATCGTGATGAATCTCCAAAACCAAATAGGCCATCTATAAATTCTTTCGATCTTGGTTTTTTTGTAGAAGATTTTACCTTTTATAAAAAAAGTGATGATAGATTTCTTGATGAGAATAATGGAAGATTTTGCGTTACTCCAGAATTTCCAGAAGGAACTTATGCATACTTTTCTACTTTAGAAGAATTTTCTGATAGTAGTGGAAAATTTGCAACTTACAAGCAACCAAAATTTCCATATTTAATTGGTAATTACTTTAAATCAAAACCAATAGAATTTAATTTTGCAAAAAAATCAAATCAGGATGATATTGACTTAAATGAGACTGGGTGGTTAAGAAACACTTATTTTTATAATTTAATAAATGATGAAGCTTCATATTCATACATAACTGCACCAAACAATTTAAATCAAACAATAGATGTTGAATTTGCATCTCCTGGTTCAGTAGAATCAATAGGAATTGTAACGGGAGGGCAAAACTATAAAGTTAATGATTCTATTATTTTTAATAATACAGGTACTCAAGGTTATAATTTAAGTGCCAAAATTTCCAAAATTGAGGGAAAATATGTATCTTCAGTAAGTGTTGCATCTAGTACTATTTCTAATGCAGAAATATACCCAACAGGAAATAATGGTGATTACATAATTATTGCAAATGAACCACATAATTTTAAAAATGGTGACTTTGTGTCTGTTTATGGATTAAATACAACATCTTCTTTGATAGAGGGGTCATATAAAGCAGGAATATCAACAAATATTCTAAGTGTTATAAATTCAGGAACTGTGGTCACTGGCATTGAAAGTGCTGGAGTGACTGGAATTATTACTTACATCAAGGTTTCTGGTAATTTAAAATATCCAAATATAAAAGAAAATGATATTCTTTCTATTGAGAATGAAAAATTAAAAGTCCTCAATGTTGATAGTCTAAATTCAAGAATTAGAGTTATTCGATCATATCAGGGGACAATTGGTTCTGCTCATACATCATCAACTCAACTCAAGGAGGATTCGAGAAAATTAATTATTAATGTAGGTTATAAAACTTCTTATGATTATCGAATTAATACCGAATTATATTTTGATCCAATAGATTCTGTTGGACTTGGATCTCTATCTGGAGTTGGTATTGGTACAACTATCACATTTAGCAATCCTGGAGCAGGAATAACTCAAATTTTTATTCCAACTAAAACAATTTATATTCCAAATCACGGACTAGAGACTGGTGATCTTGTTACCTATTCAAACAATGGTGGATTATCTTTAGTAGTTTCATCAACAGGAATTGGAACTACCACTCTTGCCAACCAATCAAACGTTTATGTTGCAAAAATTTCTAATGATTTGATTGGTATATCTACGGTTCAAGTTGGACTTGGATCTACTGGTACTTTTGTTGGTATTGCTAGTACTCAAAGATCTCAATCTACATTATATTTTATGGGATTGGGATCTGGAGTCTATCATAGCTTTAAAACTAATTTTGATGTAATTTCTGGAACAATTGAAAGAAATCTTGTTACAGTTTCTTGCTCATCAACTCACGGATTGAATAATAATGATACCGTTTATGTTAACGTTAATCCATCAATTTCGACGACATTTACTGTAAAATATAATGATTACAATAGAAAAATAGGAATCAATCCAAAGACGTTTGTTTCTGTCGGTGTCAATACATTTACGAATACTATCACCATACAAGATCACCAGTTATATAACGGACAAAAGGTAATACATACATCATCTTCACCCGCGGGTGGTTTACAAAGTGAGAAAGAATATTATGTAATAAGAGTAGATAAAAATAATATCAAATTATCCGATACTTTTTATACTGCAACGATAATAAAACCAATACCTGTAGGAATTACAAGTTCTTCATTTGGAACGATTTTACCAGTTAATCCACCAATAACACTCTATAAAAATTCAACTGCTATTTTTGATTTAGCAGATTCTTCTCTTTCTTATGCGAATCAATCTCAAAGATATCCAGCATTTAGTTTAGATTTTTATAAAGACAGCAATTTTACTCAAAAATTTGAATCAAGTAAGAAAAAAAATCAATTCGAAGTTCAAAAAACGGGAATAGTTGGAGTTACAAGTGATGCAAAGGTTACTTTAACTATTAATGATGATATTCCAAACAAGTTATATTATAAATTAACTCCAGTTTATGACGATGTTCTTCCAGAAGAAAAGAAAAAAATTAATATAGATTCTGAGGTAATTTTTAATAATCAAATTGAAATTACTTCCAGTAAGTATAATGGAAAACAAACAATAACTTCTCTTTCATCTACATCATTTACATATACATTACCACAAACACCAGAAAATATTTTTTATGCCGATTCCTCTTCAAATATTGAATATAACACAGATTCAATAAATGCTCTTGGTCCAATATTTGAAGTAGAAATAGTTAATAAGGGCAGAAATTATTATGCTTTGCCTGGAATTTCTACGATTGTTTCTCAATTCGGGAAAAATGCTCTGTTAGAGGCATCGAGTTATTCGATCGGAAATATTAAAAAAACAAAAATTAATGATATTGGATTTGATTTTCCAAGTGATTTTACTCTAAGACCAAGTATTTCATTAAATCAAATTGTAAAGATAGAACCTTTATCATCACTTAAATCCGTAGGAATTAATTCTTTTGGTAGAGGTTATAATACATCACCAAAACTTTTAGTATTTGATGGAAAAACAAACGAACTTATTCCAGAAATTGATCTAAAATATACTTTAGGAAGCAATGATGTAGAAATACGCAAAAATGCATATAGTTTAAGTAATGTCTCTCCAATTATTTTACCCATACAAAATTCAAATGGTGTTGGTATAGGATCTATAAAGTATAATTCACTAAACAAAGAAGTAACTGTTACTTTATCTGTTGGATTTAGTACATCAGATTCATTCCCATTTAAAGTGAATGACAAAGTTATGATCGAAAATGTTAGTGTGGGAGTAGGTTCGACTGGTATTGGCTATAATTCCGAAAATTATAATTATAAATTGTTCACTCTCACTTCTGTGACTGAAAATAGAGGTGGAATAGGATCTGTATCTTATAGTTTAAATGGTTTATTGTCCGAATCACAAGTTCCAGGAAATTATGATCCTGTTAATTCGTCGGGAAGAATAATTCCTGAAAAATATTTTCCAACTTTTAATGTCGAACTGCAAAAAAATAATTACTTTATTGGGGAAAATATTAAATCTAATTCTACTTTTGGTTATGTTGATGGGTGGAACCCAATAACAAATCAATTAAGAGCAGTATCAAAAGAAAATTTTATTCCAGGAGAGATTGTTGAAGGATTAACTTCAAAAACTCAAGGAATAGCAAGTTTAGTGGATACAACAGATTCATTTTTTAATTTAGACTCTTCATCATTAGTTAATAATGGATGGCAAACGAGTGCTGGATTCTTAAATCTCAACTCCGAAAGAATTCAGGATAGTGATTTCTATCAAAATTTCTCATATTCAATTAAATCTTCAGTAAGTTATGATTCTTGGAAAGATGCGGTTAGTACTTTAAATCATACAACTGGATTTAAAAAGTTTTCGGAATATCAATTAGAAACAAAAAATTCTAATTCTATGTCCATAGGAATTTCTACAGAAAAAACTTATGTAGATGTTGTTGTAGATATAGTTGGATCTGCGGATTTGAATTGTGTAACAGATTTTGATTTAGTAAAAGAAAATTCTCTTTCAATTTCCGAAAGATATTTTTCTGATGAAATCACATTTTCCAGTAGAATTCTAACTGATTATTTTGAATCTATTGGTAATAGAGTTTTATCAATTGATGATATAAGTTCACAATTTAGCAGCAATCCAAGATTTACAAGATTTTCTGAAGTTCATAGATTTTCACTTTTTAATGCAAGAGCACAAAAATATGTTACTTTTGTAAGTGATAGAAGATTTACTGGACAAAGACAATTAATGTTAGTTTCTTTGCTACATTCTAAAGGAGTTGGGTATCTTAATCAATATGCAAGATTAGAATCTTCATATGATTTGGGGTCTTTCGACTTTTTTATTGAAGGAACTGAAGGAGTTCTAACCTTTAATCCAGTAAAATATTCGATTAATAATTATAATATTACTACATTATCATACAATCTAAAAGATTCAATGCTAGGAATTGGTACATCTAGTTTTGGAGATTTTGTAATAATAAAAACTAGTAGTGAATTTGTATCTTCTGGATCAACAAGCATTGTTGGAATTGGAACAACATATAATTCTGCAAAAGTTTTAGTTGAAATTGCAGGTTCTAATGGACAATATGAATTTGATGAACTTAATATCGTACACGATGGAATTAACGTTGAATTATTGCAATATGGCCAAATTACAAATGATTCATTAAACCCATATTCTAGTTCTGGATTGGGAACTTATCATCCCTATATTTCGGGATCAGAATTAAAAATTGATTTTTATCCAAATACAGGAATTGCAGTAACGATTAATACTTTCCAAACATTATTGGGAGGAACTTTTTTCGGAATTGATGCATATGATATGAAACACGCCGAACTTCAAGGTATTTCAACTTCAATATTATCATCTATATCCCCAACTGAAACTCCTATAATTGAATATCTAAAAGATTACGATTGTTCATATTGTTTAATTCAAGTTGCTGATACTACAAATAATAGGTATCAATTATCTGAAATTGTTCTTTTGGACGATCAAACTGATGAAAACCCAGGTGAAACGTATATTCTTGAATTTGGAAACATTGAAACCAATTCTGGATTGGGAACTTTTGGATTCAGAAAAAATGGTTTAGTAACAGAACTTACTTTCACTCCATTACCAAATATTGATACTAGAATTGTTGGATTTTCTAACGCATTAAGACATCAAGATGATGAAAAAGATATATTATCACTTAATAATGGAAGTATAGAAACAAATTATGGAACCTATTTTGGAACCGAGAGTGATATTAAACGTGATTTCCCTTTGAACCACAAAGGAAATCAAATTTTCAAAAGAGATTTTGACGGAAGTAGTCCGCTTATTGTAAACACTTCTTTGGATACTATCACTATTCCCAATCACTTTTTTGTTACTGGAGAAAAAATTACTTATACAAATCCAGGTGCAGGAACAACTCAATCTATAGGTATAGGTACAACTGATTTTGGTGTTGGAATAGGAATTACTAATAAATTACCATCAACAGTTTATATTGTGAAGGTTAATGAAAATACAATTAAATTGGCAAAAAGTGCAGAAGATGCTTTAAAATTCATACCAAAAATTTTAGATTTAACGTCTGTTGGAATAGGAACTACTCATACATTTACTGCAAATAATCAAAATGCTAAAGCGATAATTGCAATTGATAATATTATACAATCACCAATTACATCAACAGCCCAAACAACAATATTATCAAAAAATGTATTTACTACGGACGATTTGATATATGTTGCAGGAATAACTTCATTTTTTGGTGGAGACTTGATTAAGATTGGTAATGAAATTATGAAAATTGAATCTGTTGGAGTGGCGAATACAAATATTTTTAGAGTTAGAAGACCTTGGATGGGAACGACTATTGCAGGATATTCAACGGGAACACTTGTTACAAAAGTTGTAGGAAATTATAATATTATAGATAATACGCTAAATTTTTCAGAAGCTCCTTATGGAAATGTTCCCCTTTCAAATTCTACAGAAAGCCCAGATGAAAGGGATTGGGTAGGGATAACAACTAGTTCCAAATTTCAAGGGAGAACATTCCTAAAATCTGGAATATCTGATAGTGCAAATGAGACATATTACAGAAATTATATATTTGATGATATTTCGGAACAGTTTAATGGAAAAACTAAATCATTTACTTTAAAATCAAATGGATCAAATACTTCTGACATTTCATCTGAAAATTCCATCATTTTAATTAATGACATTTTTCAAGGTCCAGGATTAACAAATAATTATTATCTTACAGAATCTATTGGGATAACGTCTATTACCTTCGTTGGTGGTGCAACGTCAATTGCATATGATGTTAATACTGCATCTATACCCGCTGGTGGTATAATTATTTCGGTTGGTTCTACTGAAGGTTTTGGATATCAACCTTTAGTATCTGCTGGTGGGACTGCGATTGTTTCTGGTTTGGGCACGATTTCATCTGTCAGCATTGGTAATAGTGGTTCTGGGTATAGATCTGGTCTTCAGACAGTAAGAGTTGGTGTTGCAACATCAAGTACAGATACACTCTCAATACAATTCATTGGAACTGCAATTGTAAATAATGGGCACATTGTTGGAGTTTCAATTACAAATCCAGGAACAGGATATACTTCTTCAAACCCACCATATGTAATAATCGATGATCCACTTTCTTATTCGGATCTGCCACTAATCTATAGTGCCGATTCTTTATCTGGATTGGGAAGTCAGGCAACTATTGATGTGGTAGTTGGACAAGGGTCAAGTGTGATAGATTTTGAAATTAAAAATCTTGGATATGGATATGGTCAGGGAGAAATACTTACAGTTTCTGTTGGTGGAACTGTTGGCATTCCTACAGATCCAACAAAAACTTTCAAAGAATTTCAAATTTCTATTCAAAAAACTATTACTGATAAGTTTACTGGATGGTCAATCGGAGAACTTCAGGTTTTAGATACTCCTGAAAATTTATTTGATGGTTCTAGAACTATTTTCCCACTATTAGTTGCAGGATCATTGATTTCATTAAGATCTGCAATAGGATCAAACATTAATATTCAAGATAATCTTTTGGTATTTTTAAATGATGTATTACAAGTTCCTGGAATTGGGTTTGAATTTGCCGGTGGCAGTGTAATTACATTTACAGAACCTCCAAGAATTGGTGATACTTGTAAGATTATTTTTTATAAAGGAACTGGATCAGTAGATGTCATCGAAAGAAATATTTTAGAAACTATTAAATCTGGCGATGAATTGACGATTGGTTATGATGCAATTTTAGGCCAAACCGAATTGTTACAAGAAACAGAAAGAACTGTCGATTTTCTAAAATCAGTAGATTTAGTTAAAACCTTACCTTACTATGGCCCAGGTTTATCAAATGATTCAAGATTAGTTAGACCAGTTACTTGGTGTAGACAAACTGAAGATAAAATTATCAACGAGAAGGAAGTAGGAAAAGATAGGGAATTATATGAACCAATTATTAATCCTTTTGCATATATTATTAAATCTGTTGGCATTGGTTCAACAACAATTTATGTTGATAATTTGAAACCATTCTTTGACTCTCAAAATGAAAATGATGTTTCTTTAACTTTTCAAAAGAGTATAAAACTAATATCACAGGATCCTAAATCGGGTGCAATTGGAACTGCTATTGTTTCTGGAATGGGTACAATTTTATCTGTTGCTATTTCTGATGGTGGTGTTGGATATACAACTGCTACAGTTAGTTTCGGATCAACTATTGGAGTTAATACTTCAACTCAGGCATTTGGTTCTGCAATTATTAGTGCTGCTGGGACTGTGGCAGGAATCTCAATTACAAATCCAGGATCTGGATATACAAGTACAAATCCACCATCTGTCCTTATATCATCACCAACACCAATTATTGAAACTAATCAGGTTTCTTCATACTCCGGAGATTCTGGAATTATAGTTGGATTTGGAACAACGACACAAGATTCAATCGATAAATTTATTTTTGATTTGTATATTCCCGAAGATTCTTTCCTCAGAAATCAATCTTTAGTAGGAACTGCAATTACTATAAGTTCACTTAATGTTAATGATTATTTTGTAGTTTACGATTCAAATGTTGGATTAGCATCAACATCAATAAAATCATTAGATTTTGATACTAATGTTATTGGTGTAGGCACTCAATTCATAGATAATGTCTATCAGGTTGATAGTATTTTTGTTACAGAAACTGATGTGGTTGGTATTGGTACAACTTTTGTAAAACGAATCTATACTAGAATTACTGGAATTGGAATAACTATAGATTTTAGTTCTACAAATATTACTTTTGATTCTGAAGTATTTAAATTTGATTCTCTTAAAACTTCTGGATCTGGGTATACTGGAATTATTACAACATCACCTTCTTTTGGTAATTTTAGTTGGGGTAAAATTGATTTAAAAAATAGAAGTGAAGAAAATCAATTTAATTTCTACGGAAATATGGGAATTGGTGGAATTACTACTTCGGCAGTAGTTCAAAGAACATCATCACTAAAATTCAGAAATTACATAGTCTAAATATTTCTACAATAAAGTCGCAGTAATGGCAAGACTAGGAATAAACACTGGTGCTATAGGAAATGATGGAACGGGAGACTCCCTACGTGCTGCTGGCGGAAAAATCAATAGTAATTTTCTAGAACTTTATACTTATTTGGGTGCAGGAAGTACTGACACACTTTCTGCACCTATCTGGGATAAGACAATTTCTGGTATTAACACATTAAGCAATGTTGGTATTGGCACAATTGATCCAAGATTTTCTTTAGAAGTTGGTTCGGTAGGTGCATCGGGAACTTCTTTGTGGGTTAATGGAGACGCAAGAATAACTGGAATTCTTACGGTTGGGACATCATCAATAACATTAGATGGAACAAATAATACAATTACTGTTGGTTTAGGGGTAACTATTGACGGAAATTCTGGAGTTATAAATGCTTCTTCTATTAATTTAGGGGGTGCAACTTTAACTGGAGCTGCAGTAACTTATATTACTGCAGGTTCTGGAATTTCTGTTGATCAATCAACTGGCAATGTTACGATTACTGCAACTGGTGGTGGGGGAGGTTCTCAAACTCTCAATGATACATTAGGACTTGGCAATACCTCAAGTTTTGGAATGAGTGTTGGAGTTGTAACTGCATCTTCATTTGTAAAGACTGGAGGAACTTCAAGTCAATTTTTAAAGGCAGATGGATCTGTTGATACGTCTACATATGCAACAGAAACTTATGTTGGTTTAGCAACTACAGGATTATTAAGTTCTACTGGAAACGGATCTTCATTAACAGGAATTGTAACTTATATTGAAGCAGGTTCTGGAATCTCTATAGACCAGAGTACTGGTAAAGTTACTATTACTAGTACAGGTGGAGGTGGTTCTGGAGAATCATATTGGGTATCAACAAACGCAGGAATTCATACACTTTCTAATGTTGGAATAGGAACCACAAATCCAACAAGCACCCTTACTGTTAATGGTAATGCATTAATTTCTGGAGTAGTTACTGCCACAACATTTGTAGGAAACTTTTCGGGATCTATCACAGATGCAACTAATCTTACTGGTGGAACAGCAAATGCATCATCATTGAATGTCTCTGGTATTACTACAATTTCTCAAGGAAGAATTCAAGCGGATGCTAGTTCTAACTTGAGATTTGGTAATCTACCTACAGGTTCTGGAAGTGGAAGAAATATTGCAATTGGAGATCAAGTTCTTGCATCTTTGAGTGGAGGATCTGGTAGAAATATTGGTATTGGAGAACTTTCATACTATGATACAACTACTGGACAATATAACATTGGTATTGGTGAGAGAGCAGGGCAGAAGGTTTCTACAGGTTCATATAATGTAATTCTTGGTGCCTATGATGGAAACTCTGGAAATCTAGACATCCGTACATCATCAAACAATGTAGTTATTGCTGATGGTCAAGGAAATATTCGTCAGTATATCAATTCAAGTGGCAATGTAGGTATCAAGACCACAATAGTTACAGAAGCACTCACAGTTGCTGGTGTTGTATCTGCGACTAGTTTCCATGGAACATTAAATGCAAGTCAATTAACTGGTGCCCTTCCAGCTATTGATGGATCTGCATTGATTAATGTAACTGGTTCTGGAAGTGGTGTTGTAGTTCGAGAAGATGGAACACCAGTTGGAACCGCTGGAACTATTGACTTTGGAAATAATGTCAGTGTTTCTTTTGCTTCAGGTATTGCCACTGTTTCTGGTGCAAGTTCAGTATCTGCTGCAACAACTGCTTATGCACTTGCGGGAACTCCAAACCTTAATGTTGGAGTTGTTACTGCTTCCAGATTAATCAGTAATTCTTCAATTGGAATTGGCACTACAAATCCAAATGAAGAAATCCATATTTATGGCTCGGCTCCCGACATTCATATTCAATCTTCATCATCCACTGGTGCAGGACAACTTTATTTTACAAACAATTCTGGTGGAGTTGGATTCCTTGCAAAAGTTGGTTCTTCTTATAATAATATCAATTATCCCACAGTTTCTTCAAATTCACTCTCACTGTTTAATATTGATAATGCTCCATTAATTTTAGGAACCAATGATTTAGAAAGATTTAGAATTGTAGGATCTGGAAATGCTGGATTTGGGACAACAAATCCAACATCAAAACTTACAGTTTCTGGTGATACATTAGTTTCTGGTATAGTTACGGCATCATCATTCTCTGGATCTGGTTCAGGACTCACTAATCTACCAGCAGGACAATTGACGGGATCACTTCCTGCTATTGATGGTTCTGCATTATTAAATGTTACCGCTGCGGGAACTGGAATCGCAATTAGAGATGATAATACTCCAGTTGGATCCGCAGTAACAGTTAATTTTGGAACTGGACTTGATGTTACATTTAATTCGGGTATTGCAACAATTACTGCTTCTGGCGGTTCTTTACAATCAAGAACCACAGTCACTGGAGTTACGACTTCAATAGTAAATAATGGAATTGGAAATACCAACATCACTGGATTTAAGTCATATGCTCTGATGAAAGTTGGTTTATCCACTGCAGGATGGTTAAGACTATATACTGATAGCACATCAAGATCAAATGATGCATCCAGAAGTGTTGGTATTGATCCATCACCTGGAAGTGGAGTGATTGCTGAAGTTGTTACAACAGGTATTTCAACAACTCAGATTATTTCTCCTTTTGTAATGGGCGGTAATTTAGATAATCCTGCTGATACCACAATTTATGCAGCAATCACAAATCTTTCTGGTTCTACTCAAGCAATCACAGCAAACCTAACCATTCTTCAACTGGAGGCATAAGTAACAAATGGCAATTACAACAACTACAATTTCAAAATCAGCAGGATGGGCAAGAACTGATGTTGTTCTACAACTTGAAGAAGCATTTACTTGGTTAGGTTGGCACGGAGGAACTCAAACTGGCATTGTAACAGGTATTAGTGCTTATAGTGGTGGTGGAATAGTTGGAACTTCAAACACAGATTATTATGATGTTTTTCCTGCGACAACTACAGGTATCGGGACTGGAGCAAGTTTTGCTGTTTATAGAAATAATGGGCCAGTAAATGCAATTTATGTTAATCGTCCTGGATATGGTTATACTGATGGAGAATATGTGACATTATCCGCAGAGGATATCGGTGGATCTGCAAATGGTGCTACTGGAATTGGAATTACTGTTCAAGTTGCTGGTGGTGTTTCTCCAGTTGGATATGGATCTACCAATACCTTTTACGATAAAGATGTGACTGCAGGATCATTATATCCTTGGGGAGTTGTAAGACATACAATTCAGTCTAATAAAAACTTTGGAAATACTTATAGAGGATTTCAACCGACTTCGAATACTCAAATGTATATAATGAGTGGATCTGGATTTCATCCTTGGGACACTACTAATACCTCTGACAGAGGAAATTCCTACAAAAATCGTTGGGCAGGGAATCAGTATTTTGATATACAGAATCAACCTATAGGCTCTAATTTAGAACTTTCCTCCTCTAGTCTTAATGGTGCAAATGTAGTTCAATCTATTACTTTTGCATCATCCAATTCTTATCAGTTAGATTTAAACTTATATCGTTCTGGAATTGATCCAAACTTTGCCGTGTTTGCTTATAAACAACCAACTTTATCTTCTAC